CTAATCATTTTATGTCCTCTTTTTAAACAATCTTTTATCATCTTCTTATTCTCATTATAATTATACTAGTTCATAATTACAAGTAAGATTACGTGTTGGGAATGTTTCATGCTTTAAATCTTGAAGTGCTTGTGTTAATTCAGAAAAATCATTTATTGATAAAGGAGGTTGTTGCCCTCTTGGTAAAGCTAATATTTCAGTAATTTGTTGAATACGTTTATTTACCATAGATAAACCTTCACAAACTATATGATATTCAGGTTCTTCTATATACATTAAATCATCATCATATTCATCTTCACCATCATAGTTACCTTCATCATCATAATCATCAGGACAAGCAGCCACAAAAGTAGCAATAGCTTTTTTTTCTTCTTCTTTTTCTTCCGCTGTTTCTTCAACAGCAGGGGTTAAAAGAATTTTTAAATCATCTTTGCTCATTGTTACCTACTTTCTAAGCATTATTGAATTGGGCAGAGGGTCTGTTGTTATATCTATATGAGTAAATAATTTCTTTGGGTTTTCTGCTTCCATAGCTCTGATAGCATCAAAGATATAAGTAGAAGCATAGTGGTAAATGTCTATAAAGTTTTGTCTTACACAAGATGATTCTTCTTCAGGAAGCAATAGCTGTTTAGCTATAAGTTCTTTATAATGTTCGTACATATCCTTCATTACTTTCATACATTCATCATCGCCACATTTATAATTATCGTCCCATAGTAGACCATCTGATGTTCTTGGACAATCTAACCAAGTTCTATTAATTCCAAGTCTTTCTAAAATTCTTTTAGTTGTGCCACAGCTTGTAGAGAAAGTACCTTGTGACTCAAGCCACTTCTGAAATTTTTCCCAAGAATCTACAACTCTATTTGCTTCTTGTTTTTTAAATGCTTCTAAATCAGATAGTAATCCTTGCTTATAATATTCTACTTCATCTTTATTTTCTAAATCAATGAAGAAAACAGATGCAGTTAAGTCATCATACCGAGCGTCAAACAAAAATTTACATTGAGTTTTTTCTTCTAACATTCTGTCAAGGAAATCTAAACGAGTTTGTATCTTATCAAATGCAGCCATTACATATTTAAATTTATATATTCTAAAATCTATATCTTCAAATTTGCAATTCTTTGGAATTATTTCTTTATAAGAATAAGCTATGTTTCTATATTTCAAATGATAATCAGATGCTTGTACTTTTGATTGGTTAATTTGATTTGTTTCATACCATTGGTTACGAATGTTTTTAGATTCAACTCTATCAAAATCAACGAGCATATATTTTTCAAAGAATACAGAACGAGATAACATATCAAGAACTCCGGAACCTGCTGAACCAAGACCGAAGCATCCAAAATCTATTTCAATTCTTGGAAGATTATCCAATAAATTCTTACACATCTCTGCTGTGATGATAGGATAATAAGCTGATAAATTGTTTTTCTTTTTACATTCTTCTAATTCTTCTTGTGTTCCGATATAGTATCTGTCGGTTGCAATATTTTTATAAGCTACTTCATTTTCTTTTGGAAAACGTGCATCTCGTATTGCTGTAATCAATCTTGTTTTATTTTGCAATACATCAGAAGGACATCTTGTTAACAGTTGTACTATAGATGCTGTGCGCTTTATAAAACCACCATTAGTTGTGTTAATTACATTATCGTGATAAGTTCCTGCAACAGAATTTACTGTTCTAAATGGCGAACCACCGTTTTGTCCCATCAATTGTCCTATAAACAAAGGTTTAATTTCTTCTAATTGTCTTTGAAAGAAGTGTCCTTCTGTTATAGGATTGCATATTGCGTGACCTTCGATAGAAACTTTATAGCCATCGTGACAACGAGTTACTTTATGTGAGATTTCTGATGTTATGTTTTGGTGTACATAATCAGCATTGTAACACCATCTGCCAACTCTATCATAGCTTTCTTCATCTGTTTCTTTTTGTTTGAAAACTTCTACATCTGTTACAGCTATAGGTCTATTAGATGTATTAGCTATAGCGACAATAGGCATATTGGTTATGTCGTGTTTGCATCTTGTTTTTAAATTATACCAAGAGGTATGCTCTATAAATATGTATTTCCACCCTTCTGCTGTCACCGTATTACGTATGATTTCTCTGATATCGTCAGGTGGTAAGTTTTGAAATCTTTTGTCATCTGATAATTGCATTGATATTTCCTTCCATTAAAAAAGCACCCTGCAATTAAACAAGGTGCTCTCGTACTTAGTTATATATTAACCGTTACGTTTTGGTGTTGAAACAAATAATTGTACATCACCTGTGATTTGGTCTGCATCTGCTAAAGCAACACCTTCAGCATTAACGATTTTCATATCGCCAAGACCATAACGTGATTTCAATTCACGTACTGTTGTACCGGGAGTAATTTCATAATTGTTAACTCCACCTAATGAAGTGATAGTTACTTTAGCAGTTGTGTTAACAGATGCATTGTTGTTAAGTGAATCATTAATCTGATTAAAATCAGCCATTGTTGTTCTCCTTTTTACTATTATCTACTGTTGTGGAAGCTGTTGATGATAAGCGATGGCTTCCTCATTCATCGCATTTTGGAAACAGGAAAAGCAAATATGTGCATTTAATTCTGTTTCTGTTTTTAAGGGTTTACCGCATTCTTCACAGATTTCATCTTCAGAATAGGCTTCACCAGTTTCTTCATCGAAAACGAAACCGGCCTCTGTCATACTCCACTGTTGGTCTGCCGTTAAGTCTACGTCCCGAACCCTTGGATTGTTGTCGTTTTTTTTTAAGTCGTGCTCTTTCTCCCATTTATCGTACCAATCTTCGTCGTCATAATAGTTATTGTAGTAATATGTGCCCTTGTAATTACTATTAACATTTGCCCCACTGTTATAAGTTGTTACAACGGCAGCTTTTGTACATTTGTTTTGTACTTTAGTTTTGCATTCAGCATAAATCTGTTCTATTTCTGCATTTGATAGGTGTGTATGTTGCAATGATACTTCGATTGTCGGATGTTTATCAGGACAAATAATTTGATGTGCCGACACATTGCCTGATTTATTAACTATCATAGCAGGAAATTGTTTATGTTGGCGAGCTGCTAACATTTCTTCATAATTATCCCAGTCGGTACTTGATGGTGATGTTCCCATATTAACGTGGCTGTGCCAATCAAGTATCCATTCTGTTCTTTCATTTTCAGGTATCTGCATTATAAATTCAAGAACGGCATCGGCATCTGATTCTACATAAGCTGATTTAACTTCTTGTTTAATAATATCAAAGTCAATTATGATACCATTTTTATCATCTTTTTCGTCAGGAATTATTCTTCCGAAACCTGATATTTCATAATCACCTATCAAATGTATGAAGGCCATTAACTTCATCCAAGCATAGCTTGTAATTGTTAGTCGTTCATAATCCGGTTTAGTGAATAAGTTTTTTAACAACTGTAAACATTCCGTTACTGGATATACATTCGGTTGCTGCATTGTATTGTTTACAATACCTAATCCGTTGGCAGCTTTACGGATTGCTGCTATATTTAACAGCGATTTCTTTTTGCGACCCATTGAATACTCCTTATATGCGAGCAGCTTTGGTGCTGCTCATATTATACAACATAATTAACATATTTTCCCATTCTTGTTTAGTAGAGCATTGATATGCTTTAGCAGACCATTGTTTTGCTTTATGTAACATTGTGCTCCACGAAAATTTCGGATGCCGTTGCAGAGAAACAACAGCACGAGCCATCCTACCGGTAGTAGTGCAACGCAAAGCGTCACGTAACGATAGGATATTTTCATATACTATGTGTGCTTGTCTGACATCTTTTTCAGTTAATTCTAATTGTCCTGTTTTCAATTTGTTATTGAGGAAATTGCCACCAACATCTAAATTGAAAGCCATACATAATAATGTAGTAGCATCAAATGGTATTTCTCGTATTATTTGTAATAATCGTTTATAGTTTTCGTTGTTTTTTTCATTTGCATAATAAGTTATATAATCAGTTGTAGACCATTTGCGCTGTGTTATATTTAAATCTATAAGCAAATCTTGGTCCGGTTCTTCTTCGATAACGTAATAAACTGCTATACCTAATTCTTTAGCAGCTTGTAAACGGTGCTGCCCATCAATTACATTCATATCTTTATCACAGATAATTGGGCAAGAAGGTAGATAAGTATGCTTGATTAAGGAATCTTTGATACGTTGAACGTGATTTGTGTTGACAACACGATTCCCTTTTTTAATTTTGAATATGTTATAATTAGTGGTTTGCTTCATTTCGTAACCTTTCATTATATAATTTGTAACATTCTTCTGAGCAAAAACATTTGCCACCTCTTAAATAGATGCCACCTTGGGTAGTCCATTTTATTTTTAAATCTGTTTTAAACCTGCCACACATTTGTTTACCGCACGTATCACATGTCATTTGATAATAACTCAAGTGTAGTAGCATAAAAATCCTTTCTATAAATGTCCATCATTATATTGTACAGCCATAGTACTGTGACGTTTTGATACAGTGACAGCCATAGCTCCGCCTCGGGTTTCACGGTTAAAGCTTATATACATATCTAATAAGGATTTGGCTTCTTCCCAATAAGCATTAGTGTTGTCATTGCAATATTGTATCAGACATTCTACACAGTCAAATTCTAATACTGTATATGCTGATACTCTTGTAACGAGTGAATGACTTGTTAATGAAAATGGTTTTTTACAATGAGTACATACAGCCATAGTTTACCTTTCTAAAAAAAGAAGTTTCGCTACCTTTCGTTCCCGTTTCAGGGTAGCGACCAGTGTAACGTAGCTTGACCGTTTCCTATTGCCTGAAGGTGCCCTATCGTAACGATGCGCTGTTTTACCCTTGGTGTAAGTGTCCGTGCGTATTACTGTGTTAACTTCTTTATTACATTTGTAAGTAAATTTATTTTAAAAAAGTTTTTATTTGTTTACAAATATATATTTGGTCTTGTGATGCTAAAGAATTATCATTGGCTATTACATTACAAAAACCAAGTACACTATTTACTTTTCTTTGCAAAATATCTATTTCATCTTTTAGCATTCTTTCACATCTTAATGCTCTGTCATATCTTTCTTGTTCTGTTTTGTTCATCATTTGTTTTACCTATAAAAAGATAGCTGTGGTATGTGTTTGTTAAGAAAGGAAATGATGTGTCCACAGCTATAGTTTTTGTTGTTAAGAAATATTATTTTGAATGGTTGCAGGAGTGGGAGTTGAACCCACGACCTCCGGATTATGAGTCCGATATGCTACCGCTGCACTATCCTGCTATAAAACTTCCCTCCCTTATTCAGAGAGGGAAGCGGCTTTTACAAAATAACAAGCAAACTGTTTTCTAGTTTAGTGATTATTAGTTTACTTTATTATACTATACAACTTCTTCTGTTGCAATCGGTAATTGAATACCAAGTTTATCATTTAAACGTGTTCTGTATTCGTCTGATAAACCTTGAGCATTGATTTTGTAAGTGAATTTAATTACGCCATCAGTGAATGTGCAAGAAGCTGAACTAAATAATTTTGGATATTGTCCATCTTTAGAAAGTAAAGCAAGCGATGGTGCAATGTAAGACATAACTGTCATACCTACTTCGATTTCTACAGGTTTTGATAAGTCTTGAGCTTTCTTGAATGCTCTTGTGATTACTTCATTTCTTACGTGGTCTAATACGAAGTTTGATTTTGTTCCTGCTTTGTAAGCTGCTAAGTCTGCTGATTTCAAGTTTGCGATTGTTTCTTTGAATTGGTTAGTGTTCATAATTTGTGTCCTTTCATTTTTTCTGCTGTTTCTACTATTACGTTGCATTTATACTTTGCCAAGTCGCTGACTACAGCGATGTATTATAAAACGCACGAGCCATAGTTATTATTTAACGCTCGGTTGAATAATCTAATTGTTTTTAGCCATTATTAGTTTTGCTATTGAGTGTTGTGTTTCTGCTATTGATACAATAGCTTTCTGATTATCTAAACAAATATCAGCTATGGTTTTTATTTGTTCATTCATCAATCTTAAAGTTTCTATCAATTTGTCAATTTGTTCCATTTGATTTAGTCCTCATACATAAGTTCAAAATTTTCTTCAAGTTGTGCAATCTCTGTCGGATTGTCAAAGTATTCGTCAAGTTCTGCTTTTACATTTGGTTTGGTTGCAGCCATATAAGCAATAATTCCCACAGTTATTATATTCATTAGCGCCAGAATTATAATTAGTTTAAATAATTTTGATATTGCTTTAGATTGTTTATTTAGTTTTATTCTTATTCTTTCAAAGATTTCATTTAATTGCATTTGGTCTTTTAATTCCATAATCCTAAGCCTTTCATTTTATTATTTAATGCTATAAATTCTTTATCTTGTGGTTGAAATACCCATAATCTGTTTTGCCATTGGTCTTTAAATAGGTTATATTTCTTTTCTACTACAATTTCTTTACCGTAATCAGTTGTAACTTCTCTTTTAACTAATGTAAAATTCATTTTTTATTTCCTTTCTAACAATTTCAGTTAAACAATATTTTAAAATTTTTGTCACACCCCTTGTGGGTTGACAAAAATTTTAAAATATTGTATTTATTTTTCTTTTTTTTATTTTATTTTTTTATAAAAAAGTCCCTCGTGATGTGAGGGACTTGCCGATAGAGGGAGGAGGAGAATAAGGATTAAGATAAGTAAGTAAAGTAATCAATGAAGCTATAACCCATAGCTATCAATGTTACTGCTGTTGCTAAATAATGCATAAGATACTCCTTTTTACTGTGTGTAATCAAAAGATATAGTATCTGTCGTTGGTGTTATTGTTGCATGCATTTTTCTAGTCGTTCGATGTTGTCGTTTCGTATCTCTATCATCTTTTCAAATATTATTAAACAGAGTTCAGAGCCAAAAACTACAATCGTTTTTGGAAATTCTTCTGTTATTTTGACAATTTGCAGCGATGTATCTGCTAACATTTTCATTAGTATTTCAAATTCTGTTTCTGTTTTTGCGATTATCATAGCTTTTAATAAATTCATTTTGTATCCTCCTTTAGAACAATTTCAACTGACAACAAGTTTGAGAACCTGTCACACCCCCTGTGGGTTGACAGGGTTGAGAACTTGTTGTACTTAATTCTTTTTCATTTTCTTTTTTAAGAATATTTAAAGCAGCACAATATGCAATCTTTCGTGCGTGTGCCAAGTTGACAGGGCGTGTATATCCAATTCGTCCTGTTTTATGATAAACATTGAGAAGATTTGAAAAAATTTCATCCAGACTTCGGTGCGTTTTTGACATATATATTTCCTTTCATTTAATGTCCATTATAATTAGTGAAAACAAATCGTAGCAGTAATTGTAGGAAGTGTTGAAAATTTTGCAGCCATAGTTTTCACGGTTATAACAAACCCCTCATAAGTGAGGGGAATATATCTATCAGCTTGCTACTGTGACGAGTTGTTAATCAGGCAACCACAATACTGAATTAAGTATTTGTTGTTGCGTGATGTACCAAAGATATATTATAATTAGTATGAATATAATTTTTTTCATTTTGTAATCTCCTTATAAAATGTACTACAAAAACAGCACCCCTTAAAAGGAGTGCTGTATTCTATCGAAATCTTCGATAGTTGAATCATCTTCGATTTCGTAGGGAAGTTCTACGATATCGTAGTTTTGATTTAAGTAACGTCTGTAAGCGTTATTTAAATCATCGAGTTCTACTTTGAACTCAATAGATACTTCATTTCTGTCAAGTATTTCAATATGTGCATATTTAATTACTTGAGATTCCCTGTAGTATCCAAGTAATTTTGCAATTCTTGTTAATACTTTGACAGTTGTTGTACATTTGGTTTCTTTGAAATCGTGAAGATATGCTTGTATTACAAGCTCATCTTTTAACCAGTTATTTAACTGGAATGATTTCTTACCTGCATTTAAATTATCTATATCTTTTTGAGATAATTTCAATACAGATTCTTCATCTAATTTGAAAACTTTGTTTGTGTTGTTTAACTTTGTCATAATATTCTCCTTTGCCTGCTATCGGTTCGGCACCGTATCTATTTTTAAATACACTTGTATTTAATTTATTTTTATTTTATTTATTTTTTATTTTATTTTATTTATTTTTTACACCAACCATTGAAGCACATTAGACTGTCACGGTGCCAAAGGCATTTTTGCTTTAGCAAAAACTATACTGCCACTGGCAAAAAAATTTTAGAATAAAAATTTTTTGTTAGTGGCAGTAAGCCGTGTTTTTTGCCGAAATCTTTGATTTCGTGCAAAATCAATGTGCTACAATGGGGAATCAAAAAAATCACCAACCAGTAAAACTTACTGACAGTTATTAAAACCAAGGAGGTAGGAGGTATGGTTTTAATAACTGTCAGTTAGTTTTACGGCTCAGCACACCTCCTGCGCCCCACCATCCGAGATGGAAGGGACCGAAGGGAGCTTCGCTCGAGAGATACAGTTAGCATTTGCTTGCAAATGGTTACTGTATCTTGCGTGGATAAGGCGCCCTGATAAAACAGAGAGAATATATGATACGAAATAGTGTTAATGTGGTAAGGTGTCAAGGTGATAAATTGCTAGGATGATATTGTGCTAATGTGATAAGATGTGCTGTGAAACATTATGAATGTTGAATGTAGGGTGCTATACAATTTGTTGAGTATGTCGATTCGATAGGTTTGTGCATTTGGAAATGATGATAATGTGGTGGGGTGATACCGTGACGCACCGTCACGACTGCAATACAACCAACGTGCCACGGTGATACCACGTCACTCTAACACACTGCCAATGTGACAACGTGACAATACTGTCAACACTAACAATCGGGCAGGGGGAGTTTGAGGGGGACGGATGGGTGGGCAAGATAGGAGGAGGGCAGGGGGAGTCCCCCTCAATATATAAATATGTCACATTGATACCGTGATAGCATGTCAATGTGACCATGTGCGAAGCTGCCCGAAGGGCAGCGGAGCACAAAAGAACGAGCGAAGCGAGTGACAGCGCAGCGCAGTGCCAACGGAGCGGAGCGGTAAGGTGTCAGGGTGACAGACAGCTATAGTAGGAACGTCCCGAGTTCTTAAAGCAAAAAGCTTTTCCTGGTCAGCTAACGTGGCAAGATGGGAGAGTAACGAGTGGTCAATCGCCCAAGGGGTGGGGGAGGGGGCTAAAAAAGCCCAATCCACACAGACACTACTACAATTTTTCACCCTAAAAACCAAGCAAAATAATATTTTATCACTACTTCGTATCTACACTAAATGTCCAACATAGAGTGTTTTATTATCCATTTTTGCTTAATAAAAATTTACAATCATTTTAAATTGTTACAATCTGTAATATTGTATATCTTTTGATATACTTTATATATCTTTTTTGTCCATCATTTATTCTATACAACATCAGCCATCTAGCTTTGATACCTCTCAAAATCTTATGCAAAAAAATAGAGGTGTCTAATTCAGTCTACGAGAGGGTTGTATTTTCATACCGATAATAATGGACATTTTTTCAGTACTAAAAGCCTTGCTATAAGCCTATCTTACATGTCCAACATTGAAGCCAAAAGGACTTATACCTACCAGGTCAAGTATAGCCTGCGTTTGAATACCGAATACATAAAAACTATCTTTTCTGGCGATTTTTAATTTTTCAATTTTTCAAAATCGATGAGTTTTTATGCAAACAGTCTTAAACCCTTCTGCAAGAACAAAAGATAGGAATAATCTTATTTTTCTTAATCAAAGTTGTCGCTACCGTCCCTATTTGACAGTTCTCCATTTTTATGGTAGGTTTTCTTTTTTCAAGCTATATCTGGATTTTAGCTTTCTCTAAAATTTTTTCATCCCGAACCTCGGGTCCATGGAATAATCGTATGTTGGACATTAGATAGGAATTTACTGTTAAACCTTGTCCCAGAAGGGACTTCATTATTACCTTGAAAAAATTGACGACTACTGTTATGATAAGGGCATGGTTAAGGAAATTGAAACATTTAAACGAGTAGCTTTTCCTGTTCAAACAGTGACAATGCGGAAACTTACCCCGGAGTTCCTGGTTAATCAACTGTTAGATGTTCAACAGCGCTATGATAATTTTTATTATAGAGAAGTTCATGATAATAATGATTTGCGAGAAGCTCATTTGCAATTTATGTCTGACGCTGCACAATTTAAGGAATGGCTAAAAGAAGTCACTGCTGACATGCTAGAAATTTATAAAGCTTACGATGAATTAAGAAAAGATGCTCAGCACCTTAAAAAAGTATCAGAAGATTATGTTTTCAGAATATCCCAAGCAAGAATGATGGCCGGGAAGTTTAATATAGATTTATTAGACCCTGTTAAACAAAATAATGAACTTAGAAAAGAAATACAGGAACAAAGTGACGAACTGTTAAGGAGGAAGAAAAATATGGATGAAATCCAAGAAGAAATTACTATTACAGAAGCTATGTTACAGAAGAAAAAATCTGAAATACAACTTGCTTTACAACATCGTTACACCTTAACTCCGTCACAGAAAAGAACATTAATTGAAGAAAAAGACAAAATATTAGACGGAATTGAAGCATGGGGTACTATATCAGGAGCATTAAAACATAATCCGGAAATTAAGTCTAAGGCTTCTACTATTATGCTATATTGTCAACAATTCCCGGAATTTGGTGAAGCTATTGAGGTGTCTAAAGCTTTATTTAGAGATAAAGTTGATGGTACTGTTATAGAAAGAGCACTCGAAGGTACCGATACACCCCAATTTTATAAGGGTGAGCACATGGGTAACTATAAAATTAAGAACGATAAATTACTTGTTGAACTTGCGAAAGCTAAATTACCGGAGCAATATAACAAAAAATCTACAGATAACAGTAAGCATCAGCAGATAAATAACATATCTATCACCTCTTTTGCAAATATTAACGAAACAGACCTAGGATTTAAAAAAGACGTAGGAGTTGTGCTTGATGTTGACGATACTGGCGCTGTAAAACGTATCACAACTGACGAAGAAGAAGCAAGACGTAGAGAAATTAAAGAACAAGAACAAAAAATGGTAGAATTTTATAAGAAAAAAGAAGGAGCAAACATAATCGAACCTGAAAAAGAGGAATCTTGATTTATTTTGCCAGATAATTTAAACTGTAAACAGGAGGAAATTAAAAATGCCTATAGAATTTGATGATTTTTTTAACTTTGATTCTACTAAAAAGGTAGCAAAACCAAAAAAAGAACCTGTAAAACAGACGAAAACAAAAACTAAAGCAGCAAAACCTGCTAAATCTACAGCACCAAAAACTAAAAAGAAAGAAGAAAAATAAAATGGATGACGATGAAATTGTTATTGAAGAAGAATATGAACAATTACAGTTTGATTTCATGAAAGATTTTGAAAATTCAGAAACATGCCAGATGAAGAATTAATTCAATTACCTTATAAATTCACACCAAGGGAATATCAATATCCTTTTCTACGTTATTTTGACCAAACTCCTTCCAGACAAAGAGCATTCTTACTTGCTCACAGACGTACTGGTAAGGATTTACTGGCATGGAATAACTTAATTAAGGAATCACAAAAACGTGTAGGAACATACTGGCATGTTCTCCCACTGTTGAATCAAGCGAGAAAAATCATTTGGACTGGTAGCACAAAAGACGGCATACCTTTCCTTGATTTTATTCCACCTCCTTTGATAAAGTCGAAAAGAGATGACGACATGTCTATCAGGTTGAAGAATGGCTCGCTTATTCAATTGGTGGGCGCTGATAGATTTGATTCATTGGTTGGTGCAAACCCTGTTGGAATAAATTTCTCAGAATTTGCCCTTATGAAACCTGCTATTTGGGATTATTTATCTCCTATTCTAAATGAAAACGATGGATGGGCATGCTTCATTACTACTCCTCGTGGTCGTAACCATGCATTTGATTTGTTTAAATCTATGGTTAATGCAAAGAAAAACGGAGCAAACTATTTTGTTCAAGTACTTACTGTAGATGATACACAAAAAACTTTAACTGATATTAAAGGAAATCCAATTTTAGATGAGCATGGACAGCGTATTCTTGTTCCTGTTATACCACCTGAAGCTATTCAAGAACAGCGTGACTTGAATGTTCCAGAAGAACGTATTCAACAAGAATATTATTGTTCATTTGAAGCAGGTCTTGTTGGTTCGTATTATGGTCAAGCTATGCGTAAATTAGAATCAGAAGGTCGTTCGATGCCAAATAAAAAATTGTGGGACCCGAAACAACCTGTCTATACTGCGTGGGACTTGGGTATTTCTGATTCTATGGCTATCTGGTATTTTCAGTATGACCAAGCTAACTCTAAAGTAAACGTAATCGAATATAATGAATTTGCAGAAAAATCATTAGCTGAATGTTGCTGCTTAATGCGTGCTGACTTTAAACCATTACGAGAAGAATTTGGTTGGGAGGACCATGAAATAAGTAAAGCTATTCTGCAATTTGGTCATCATAAAGATTATATATTTGCGCAGCGACAATTTGGTCCGCACGATATAACAACTCGTGACGTAGCTACAGGTGTAACTCGTAAATCGGTAGCAAAGAAATATGGTGTCAGTTTCCGTGCAATTCCTAAAACAGATGTATCAGAAGGTATTGACCTTGTTCGTAGAATGTTATTGAAAGTTACGTTTGATGGCTCTCGCTGTTTACAAGGTATTCGTGCTTTAAAGGAATATCATAAAGACTGGGATGAAAAGAATCAGCAATTTAAAGATACACCTTGTCATGATTGGTCATCTCACGGTGCTGATGCTTTTAGATATTTGTGTCAAGCTATCATAGCTTTCATTGATAACCGAGCAGCTACGATTTCTAAATTATTACCTGAAGCAGACCATAATTATAATCCTTTACGAGAACGAGCTATTAAATTAGAAATGGCAGAACTTCGTAAAATGAAACGTACTAAGCGAGATAAAGATAAATTAAAAAATGGCCAAGCACAATATGCAAAATTAGATTATGATGTATTTAAATTTTAAGGCACTTGCAATAGATTATGTTATAGTTTATTATGAAAATATAGTGTAGATATATAATAAGGATTTAAATATGGCAATTATTGGTAGTGCAATAGCTAGTGCTGTAGGTGGTATAATGGCCGGACTTGGTGGAGGAGCAGCAGCCGGAGGAGGAGCAGCAGCAGCCGGTACAGCAGCCGGTACAGCAGCTACCGCAGCAACTACGGCAACAACAGCTACAACAGCTACCGCAGCAACTACGGCAGGTACAACAGCAGGAGCTAGTGCAGTAGGGGCAACAGGTGCTACAGCAGCGACAGGTGCATCGGGTGGAGTAGTAACTGGAGGAGCAGCCGGAATAGGAAGTGCAACGACAGGCGCAACCGGGGCTACAGGAGCTACTGGTGCCACAGCAGCAACAGGTGCGACAGGTGCAACCGGGGCTACAGGAGCTACAGGAACTACAGCAGGCACAACAACAGGTGCTTCAGTTGGAGGAACAAGTGGAGCTACTACTGGAACAACTACAGGGTCTGGTAGTTTATTAGGAAGTATGGGAAAAGGAGCTGCTATAGGAGCTGTGACGAATGCAGGTAAAACAGCTATTCAAGGCGGTGATATAGGAGATGTTGCTAAATCAGCAGCTACAGGTGCTGCAACTGGTGCAGCAGGAGGAGCTATAGGACACGGAGCAGGTGCTTTATTTTCTAAAATGAAAGGATTACTTTCTATAGGAAATAAAGGTGCTACAGGTACTAAAGCTACAGCACAAATAGACCCTCTTGGTCCTCATCAAGCAAAGTTACTTCCTAAAATAGAAACTTCTTCTACTGGTACTCAAGTACAAGCAACAGCACCTTTACCCGGAGCAGGTAATGCAGCAGCAAGTACTCCTTCGACAATAGGAAAAACAGTAACTACTCTTGCCAAAAAAGCAGGTAGCACAATAGGAAAAGGTATTACTCAAACAGGAGTACAAGGCCTATTATCTATAGCATCAGGTATAGGAGCTGCTAAAACAGCAAAACAAGCTAACGAAATACAACAACAATCTTTATTATTTCAACAACAAACATACAAAGAACAAAAAGCAGAACAAGATAAAAAAGAAGCGCAACTTAAAGAAGATGCATGGAGTGCTTATTCTTCTGCTAATTCTTTTGGAGAAAATTTATATGGTAATGGTACTAACAGTTTATTATTTACAAAAGATTATAGAACTAATCCAACTGGAAACTTTAGTATCTTATCAGGAAATACAGCAAAATTAACAGATTATACATAAGGAGAAAATTATGGGTGGTGGTGCAAAACATGCTAAAATGGCTAATATGATAGCTATGATGCAGTTACAAGAACAAAAAAGACAATACAATGAACAAAAAGCAAAAGAAGAAGCTAAGAAAAAAGCAGCTCAATCTAATGCAGCAGGTTCTCGTCAAAGTGCTAATATGGCTTATTCTAATAATTTTAATCAAGCTACTGATTTTACGACAGGACATGATGGCACAGGATATTCGTTATTAACGGCCGGAGGTACTCCTTCAGTAATAGGAACTTTACTTGGAGGGGAACAACAAAATACAACGCTAGGATAATGAAATGGCAGATGATATAACTAAACTACAAACGGAAAGACAAACTAAACAATTTGCTTTTCAACAAAAGAATGATATGTTTAGTCAACCTCCTCGTGACCAAAAAGAATTAGCAAAAATATTAGAGCAAGATGAAAAAGCTAGACAGCTTTTCAAGCGATTTAATGAAGCTAAAAATAAAAGAGAATCTTATTTGCAAATTTGGCAAGAAGTATCTAGTTATGTACTTCCTTATCGTGGCGGTTTTTATGATATAGCACCTAATACTGGCGCTATATCTTTGTATGACAGACATGTAGAAATATATGATGATACAGCAACTAATGCTTTAACTAAAGCTGCTTCTGCTTTATATTCATATACGGCTAATCCTGCAACACAATGGTTTAGTTTTAAATTAACTACATTACCTAATACAAAGAAAAAACCTCCTGAAAATATGACCATCAATTCTTTGATGCAAAATTATGATAATAAAAATTATTTAGAAACTATTTCTAAAATTACTTGTTCTTATATTAACGAACATATATCAAGTCCTTATCATGGTTTTTGTCAAGAATTAATTGCTTACTCTATTTCAGGATTTTTAGTTCTTGAAGATTTTTCAGAACAAGTTTTAAATATCCAACCCGTTTCAGCAAAAGATATTTTTGTTTTAAACAATGTTTATGGTGGCATTGGAGAAGTTTACCGTACCGTTATTCTTACTAATGAACAAGCAGTTCAAATGTTTGGTAAAGCAGTAGGACCACAAATACTTAATGATGTAACAAATAATCCTCTTAAAGAAAGAGTATTTGTGCATGCTGTAATACCTAGACAAGTATATGACCCTAATTCTAAAGATAAACTTAATATGCCTATAGCATCATATTGGCTTGACTATCAAAGTAGAAAATTAGTTTTAGAATCAGGATATGAAGAATTTCCATATTGTATAGGTCGTATAAATGTACCGGCTGGATATACTTATGGCTTTTCCCCTGCTATGAATTTACGACACACAATTAAGTCTTTAAATAAACTTGCTAAACAAAAATTAAATGCAGGAGATTTAGCATTACATCCTGCTATGAATGTACCGATTGATACATATATCAATCCTTTGTCTATGAAACCTGCTGCATTGAACTACCATGAAATGGATGCCCAACGTGTGGCAGAACCAATGCATACAATTGGTAATTTTGAAATAAATATAGAAACTATTAAAGATGCTAGAGAACAAGTGCGTCAAGGTTTAATGATTGATTTGATTGAACAAACAGATAAAGATAATACTTATCAAGCTATGCAAGAACAATTGCTTCAATTAAAATTAATGTCACCATGGCAAGGTAGCTTAGAAAAAGATGCTCTTAAACCTCTTGCTATTAGAGTATTTAGAATACTTCAACGTAGAGGGGGTATATTACCTGAACCTCCTGAAGAATTGAAAGAAGCATTTAATTCAGGATTTGGATTAACAATGGATTTTGAAAGTCCTCTTGCAAAGGCTCAAAGACATTTTGATGTATCAGCAATAGAAAGGTCTTTAGCTTTCGGAGCACAATTAGCACAAGTTGGTGGTATGGACATTCTTAATGTTGAAAAAGCAATGAGATTATATACTTATTTACTTGGCGCTCCAAATGAGATATTATATACAGAACGTGAAGTAAAACAACAAAGAGCAGAAGCAGCTCGTCAACAACAAGAACTTCAACAACAACAGATGATGTTACAACAAGCTCAAATGTTACAAGCAGGTGCTCAATCGGCTAAAGATGCAGCACAAGCTGACCAAGCTTCTGCTATGGCACAGCAACAACAAGCAGGAGGTGGAGATATATCTGCTATGCTTGGAGGTATAAGTTAATGACAGATAATAATGCTTGGGAAAAGTTACTATATAAATTAAAAGGAATTGATAGAGATATAAAGAGAGCATATCAATCTATTTTTAATAGCTCTGATAATTCTCGTAGAAAAATTGCAAAAAAAGTAATAGATGACTTAATAATACGCTTTAAATATTATGGGGCACCTATTACGACAGACCCGATACAACTTGCAAAACAAGCAGCATATCGTGAAGTAATTGAATATATATTAACTATGTCTGCTAAAATATCAGAAGATACTTTAACAGAAATAGAAAAATTCATAAATAAATAAGGAGGAATTATGCCAGATTTAGATGATTTGAACAAAGGTACAGGAGCACAACCACCTGCGCAAGATACACCACCTGCGCAAGATACACCACCTGCATCTTTTGATATGAATCAATTTATGTCAGAAGGATGGAAAGATTGCATCCCTGAAGATTTGAAAGATAGAGCAGAATGGGGAAGAATTAACAATGTTCAAGATGTATTTAAAAACTATATCTCTGCACAACAAACTATTTCAAAATCAGTACGTATCCCCGATGCAACTTCTTCGGCAGAAGATGTTACAGCGTTTTATACCAAACTTGGTAAACCGGCATCGGCTGCCGAATATGACTTCACTTATGATAAAGCAGAAGGTCAAATATTTGGAAAAGATTCCTTTGACTTTTCTAACTTTCAACAGATAGCTGATAAAGCAAATCTTACTAAAAATCAATACCAAGATATGTGTAAAGCATATATAGACATACAAAATGATTTAGTTAACAATTATAATCAAAGTATGGCAGAACAAACAAGTGTAGAATTAAAAGAAGCAGAAGCGGCCCTTCGTAAAGAATGGGGTAAAGATTATGGTAATAACATAAATAATATTTCTGCAAAAATAACACAAATGTATCCTCAAGAAACAATCGAAAGAATGGAGCAAGTTGGTTTATTTAGAGATGCTAATTTCTTAAAATCCCAACTAGCCTTGACAAAGATGATGACAGGGGATACTATATATATAGAAGGACGTGGTATTGAAAACGTCCCAGAAACAATTGAACAACTGCGAGCAAAAAGAGATTCTCTAATGCAAACAGATTATGTTAAAAATAAAGCGCAAGTTGATGAATTGAATAAACAAATTGTTGCTATTCAAATGAGTCAACAAGGGCAATTGAGTAAACTTCAAAGCTAACCTCATAAGAGCGCTTTGATTGACACTCACAAATATATCTTCGAGCTAACCCGAGAGGTAACTTAGCAAGAGGAGTCGGTTAATACTTTATAGTGATAGGAGTAAACAATGAATCTATTACCTTTAGTGGAAGAACAATTTTCTTCAGAAATCAAATTGTGCTACCAAAAAAGAGATTCTTTGTATGCTGACTTAGTAACTGTAAGACCCGTACCGGTTGGTGATAAAACATATTTCAACCGTTCTCATGCAGGTACTCCGGCAGGACAAAAAGCTCGTTTTGGTAAAATCCCAAGAAATGGTGGCTCTTTAGATAGAGTTCCATGCGACTTAGAAACATACTATGCAGGTGATGAAATTGATGAACAAGAAGTTTCTTCAACATCAGCAAATGGTATGTTAGTAATTACAGACAATGCTGTTGCATCTATGAATACTAAAATTGATGAATTGATTTTAAAAGCAATCAATACTTCAAATCAAACCGTATCAGGTGCAAATACAGCAGGTATGACTTTAGATACTGTTCAAGCAATTTGGGAACACTTCCAAGTTAATCATGTTTTCAGAAACAAAGAATTGCCTATTGTAAACGTAGGTGCAAAACAATGGAACCAATTGATGAATTTAAAACAGTTCTATCATGCTGATGTAATTACAGCAGCTCAACTTCCTTACTTATTCACCAAAGCTGAATCTGGTAGATTCTGGATGGATATGGTTTGGAGAGTTGACCCTGACCTTCCTGTAGGAACTACAGGTTCTTCAGGTGCAACTACTAAATGTAATGCTTTCGTAAAATCTTGCGTAGGCTTAGCATTAGGTGGGGTAGATAAAACTCGTGTAAGAGAAACAGACGATGATACTATTCTTTATTATATGAGAAGAAAATTAGGTGCTGTTCTTATTGATGAAACAGGAGCTTTATCTTTTGACGTAGCAGATACACAACCAAGTTCATAGGAGGGACTAGATAATGGCATTTGACAAAAAATTATTTGCATGTGTTGCTCGTGCTACAAATTCTGTATTCTTCTATGTATCAGAAGATACTTGGTCTACGATAAAAGCAGACAACTACTTTACAGGAGCAGCAGGTAACACTAATGTTACTGGACAACTTAAAGTAGGGGATATAATCCTAGTAAACTCAACAGCAAATTCAGGTGGTGGTTTCGGTATTCTTAGAATTACTGGAGTTACTCAATCAACTGGCTTAATTACTGTTGCAGTAGCTACTATGGGTTCATAAGTTTCATAGTTGATGGTTTCCGAGGGGAATTTATTTTCCCCTCTCCGTCATAAGATATTTATTTAATCTACAAAAGGAGGAATTATGGGCGAAACAACACCCAAAATTGTAGAAGAAAAAAAAGCAACAGAGATGAGTAGTAAAAAAATCATCAATGCTAAATTAGTTACTGTTATTCCTAATAGCAGAGCAGAACATAGTATCTACACATATAGCACAAGTGCAGATACTCATTTTGATATTAAGGACCCTGAATTTTTCAATCCTTTATATACTTTTATTCTAGTAGGTGACACTATAAGAATCTTTAGATATGAAGAAACTAAATTAGTCAATTACTATGAATATATAATTACAGAAGTAGATAAGATTGCAAAAACTGTAAAAGGTGTTCTTATATTTGAAAAGAATTTAACTAAATAAGGAAAGTGTATAATGGCTAAACCGGGATATACTGATTTAATAAATGCAGCACTAGTATCTATAGGACAAGAACCCATTGTATCTTTAGATAATGTAGAGGATGTATCTCCTACGGTTACAGCCGTTAAAGCAAAAGTAGATATTGTCAAACGTAAGTTACTTCGTTGTAATGATTGGAATTGCGCTAGAGTAACAACTTCTTTAGCGCAACTTTCCAATGTAGATACCAGAGGTTGGCAATATGCTTATCGTTTACCTACGGCACCAGAATGTTTAAGAGTTGTTCAAATATCTGTAAATAAAGGTGAAACTTACATAGACTTAGATGATTATTATAATCGTAATGCAGGTCCAAGAGAAGCCTTATTTGATATAGATGGAGGAATATTATTAAGTAATATTGATGAAGTTTATATTAAATATACAGCAGATATAGATGCTGCTAAATTTGATGCTTCTTTAGCTTCAGCTTTTGTGGCAGAACTTGCAGCAGAATTAGCATATTCGCTTCCTGCTTCTGTAAGTTTAGCTGATTATATGTCTAAAAGAGCAAAGCAAGAATTAAAAGCAGCAAAATCTCTTAATGCAAGAGAAAGAAATATACTAAGACCAGAAGGAGAAGTTATAGGTATTAGATATGGTTCTGCCGAATGGGAAAGAAAAATTCGAGTAGATATGTCTGATGAACTAGAACCTGAAGAAGAATCAACATAAGGAGATACGATAGTGAAACTTGTTGATAAACAAAACATATTTAATTCAGGTATTTTATCTTCTAAATTATATTCTCGTGATGATTTAAAACAATACAATAATGGTGTTGCAGATGCATTGAATTTTGTATGTTCTCGTTATGGTCCTATGGAAAAACGTACTGGAACACAACATATTTGGGACTTAGGTAATCCAGGTGTTAAAGTATTTTTAATGCCTTTTATTTTTAGTGTGCGCCAAACTGTATTATTAGAATTTTTAAATCAGCAAATTAGATTTTATACTTTCGGTACTGATGAAGATGGTAATTGGGGATTTGGCCCCTTGTCAGATGGACAAGGGAATCAATATACAATACAAACACCTTTTACTTCTGAAAAATTAGAACACATGTCTTATGTTCAATCTTTAGATGTTATATATCTTGCTTTTGCAGACGGACAAACGAAACCTTATACTATAACTCGTAGAAGTATGCTTAACTGGGTTGTAGAAGAATTTGCAACAGAAGATGGTCCATATCTTGACCAAAATTATATGACAACTCGTAAGATAACGATAGGAGATACTTATACAGGTACTTCTACAGCTACTCTTACAGGATTTACTTTAGGAAGTGCTGATGTTGGTAGATGGATTAGAATTTGTACTCCTCGTTACAACGAAAATACTTATGCTTATGAAGATAAATGGAGCTATGGTAAAATAGCTTCTGTTTCAAATAATGGAAGTACTATTACTATTACTTGGACTTATAGAAATACGGTATCAGAATCAGACCAATCCTGGATGACTAAAGCAACATCAGAATGGCGTTTAGGAGTATGGCATTCAGGAACAGGAAATACAGATTATCCTGTAACTTATCCAACTAAAGTTACGATACATCAACAAAGATTAGTATGGGCAGGTATGACAGACCGACCTTGGGTATGGACATCTAATTCTTTTGCATATAAAAATTATGCACCATCAGATTATGAAGGCGAGATATCAGATACTAATGCTATTTTTTATGATATATCTTCTGATAGAATTTCAGAAATATTCTGGCTCAAGTCAGTTAAATCATTATTGATTGGAACTGAAATGGGTGAAATTAGAATGTATTCGGCAGGGACAGCAATAACTCCTTCTGATGTTGTTTCTAATATGGAATCTTCTTATGGTTCTTATAATGGCGACCCTATTGCTAATGATGATAATATTGTCTTTATACAAAGATTACAAAGAACAATTCGTTCTTTATCTTATGATTATAACCAAGATGCTTTCGTAGGTCCGGAGTTAACAGTATTAGCAGAAGGCTTAACAGTAGGTGGTATTAAAAAGATAGCATTTCAAAAAGAACCTAATAATACTTACTGGTGTTTAAAAGAAGATGGTTCTTTATTATCTTTAACTTACGATAAAGCTCAAGATGTTATAGGTTGGTCAAGAAGTAAACTTGCAGGAACAGATATAAAAATAATAGATATAGCAGTACTTCCTTCTGAAGCCTATATGCAAGATGTATTATTACTTTGTACTGAGCGTAAAGTAAATGGTGTTACAAAACGCTTTTTAGAATTATTATCCAGAAACTTTAATAATGATTTAGCACAAAAAGATGTTTTATTTTTAGATGATGCTATGCGTATAACTAGCGATGAAGCCATGACTACTGTAGCAGGCTTAAATCATTTAGAAGGAGAAACAGTAAGAGTTACTGATGAAGGTGCCTTAGAAGGAGATTATGTAGTACATAATGGAGAAATTACTTTATCTACTCCTTGTAAAGATATTTGGGTAGGCCTTCCTTATGAAGCTTATTTTGAAACACTTGAAAGAGATTTTCAAGACAAACAATTATCTACGAAAATGTCTAAACTTCGTGTTTATAAATTACGTATGTATATTGAACGTACATTAGGTATACAATTAAAAAGATTAGATAGAGGTTCAGAGTCTAAACTTATAACTTTTGACCCTACTAATTTGATGGATAAAGCGCCTAAATTACTTACAGGTAAAGTAGATATTCCTGTTGGTTCTGCTTGGGATTGTGATTATAGATTACGAATCGAAAGTGAACCAGGTTTTCCTTGTACAGTATCAGGTTTAATAATAGGACTAGAAGTTAATGAGTTATAATTATACAGTTTCTCGATTTAAAGTATCTGATTGGGACGAAATAGAAGTTCGTGAAGAAGCCAAAGCAGATTTTGATATGATTAGAAAAGAAATAATATATAATGAAATATTTACTAATGCAGCTCCTTTTTATACTTTGCGTTGTGATAATAGGATTATATTTATTTGGGGTATTTCTTATGGTGGCATGTATAGTTATTTTCCTTGTGTAGTAGCAAGTAAAGAAGCAGGAAAACATGCTCGTAAGATTCGTAATTTAATTTATGATTATTTTGCTTTTTATGTCCCTAAGACATGTAGAAGATTAGAAGCATATTGTGATATAATGGATAAGAAAGCAATTCGTTTAGCACAATACTTTGGATTTAGTATAATAGGAATTAGACATTATGCATCTGCTGAAGGACATGACCAAGTTATATTAGAAAAGCTTATGTTAATGGACCCTAGAAAGGAAAAATAATGGGAGTCTTAGATACTATATTTAAACCTCTTTCTTATTTAGGTAGGAATTTACCGGGTAACACTCAAGCAGGAACTTGGAATGTCTTACCTGCTTTTCTTTCTACATGGTCTAACTTAATAGCTCTTAATAATCAAGTATCAAAAGATTCTTTTGCTTTATATCAACAACAAGCAAAAGACTATATAGAAACAGCAAAGAAAAATGCAAGAATGCTTGAAAAGAAAGAAGCGATAGAATTAAGACGTTTAGAATATAAAGAAAAATTAGAAAGGTCTAATGATGTTCTTCGTGTTGCAGCTAGTGGAAGTAACATAGGAGGTACTCATTTAGATGTAGTAATTCGTAAAGAAAAAATCCGTAAAATGGATGAAATGGCTTTGCGAGCTAATTATACTTTGCAGTCTATGATGGAATTAGACAATGGTTATAGACAAGCAGCGCAAACGTATGGTGCTATGTATCAACAAGCTCGTAATGTTAAATGGGGTGTATTAAATGCAATTCTTAAAGGAGTTGAAACTTATACAGGTTTAACAATGAGAGATGCTAAAGTACAAAATAGTTTAGCTGCTACTAATCAAAAAATAGATATAGAAAATGCTTTAAGAAATGCAGATATTAATTATGACTATAAAGGAACAATACCTACAAAAGTAACTCCAGATAATACTATTTATAGAGCAATAGAGCAAGAAGTAACTCCTGCTATAAAACTTAGCGGAGATAATTATAGTTATGATAACAATAATTCTATAATTAATACTAATCAAGATACGATAGCTTACATACCTTTTAAAGATATAGAGAATACTTAGGAGAAAAATAAATGTCTTTATCTGATAGAGGAGCACCTCAAGACACAGCAATATTAAGAGAAAATATGGAACAAACCATTGATGTTCGTGGTCCAGGAAGATATTATCCTGAAGAATATGGTGGTCAAATACAGGCGGTACGTCAAAGGTCTGAAATAATAGCAGATGTTCCTAAAACTTTAGCAGGTATAGTTCTTAATTATAACGAACATGCTTTAGATTCTTGGCAAAATAGAAAAGGTGTAGAACTTTATGACAAGCATTTAACTAATCAATTTTTAACTGAAAATCGTAGACAACAATATGATTTAGAAGCAGATATAGATATTTATGAAACAAGTAAGAAATTACAAAGCGATATTTTTGAAGCTCGTAAAAAAGTATCTATGCAAGGCGGTGGTGCAGGCGCAGAAGAACAAGCTGTAGCAGAAGTATTAGAAAATTATAAAGATATATATCAAGACCGTCCTGCTTATGCTCAAAAGTGGCAAAATTTTTATAAAGAAACAGGATTAACAAGTTTAGCTCAAGCTCGTAAGTCAGATTTAGAAACTGATTTAATAAAAGTAGACAACATACTAAATAATGAATTTAGCACTGCTTTATATGCTGTAAAAGGTTTAGAACAAAATCCTGATGGCACCTATAAACCAACAGTAAGTATAGGAAATGCTTTAAATACTTTTGTAAAAAATATTTCTCCTTTAGTAAAAAACGGGCAAATACCTATCAATCAGTTATATAATGCTATGCCTACTTGGTATAATCAATTAGTTCTTGGTCAAGCTGAATCTTATTATCAATTATTTAGAGATGGGGATATAGATTCAGATACATTAGAAGGTTTATTAGCAGGTCTAAGAGAAGAAAATCTAAATGCTGTAGCTATTTTTACAGATGAAAATGGACAACCTTTAAAAGATTCTAATGGTAAAGACTTAGCTATAAACTTATCTTTAGATGGTAAAACTCAAGAAGAATTAGGTAAACTTTATGTAGATGCCAAAGGTGGTAGTGATGGTGGTGGTGAAGGTATAGCTAAAGGTGCTGTAGATAATTTTAGAAAATACGTAAATTGGGAAGAAATACAAACTAAAGGATATTCTAATGCTTTATTAGGAATGAGTAGTAAAGAATTAAATAATGTTTTTGGTTCACAATCTTTAGCTATTTTAAAAAGTACAGCATCAGATAATACTAAAGCAGAAGAATTAACAAATTTATACAGAGATTATCGTACCTGTGCTATGCTCATTAAAGTCAGAGAAGCAGCGCAAAAAATGGGAAAAAACGCATCTCTTATTATGACACAAATAGTAAGTGATATAAAAAGTAAATTACAAACAAGTAGAGAAACTACAGACTGGCAAAATTATTTAAATAAAGGATTTTATATAACTAATGATAAAGGTAATAAAGAACTTATTGATTTAGAATTAGGAAATGCTCCTTTTCCTGAAGAAGTACAACAATATGTAGGAACTTTAGGAGCTTCATTAAATACTGTATTTCCACGATTAGGTAAAGATAAATATGATGCAATATTATATTGGCAAGACACTATAGGAGTACTTGAAAAATATAATAAATATTTATCAAGTAATAATCCAGGAGAAGCAGTAAAACAATTAAGTCCTGAATATAATAGCCATATAACTTTAGCACAAGATAATGCGAGTCCTGAACTAATAATTTCAAAAAATCCAAATTCGGGAAAATATTTTTATGATGCAAAAAGTAAGGCATCTATTAACATGCGCCAACATCTTATAGATGCAAAAAAAGCAGCTTATCAATATGGTACAAAAAGAGCCATGCCTGATTCTTCTATACAAGAAATATTAGATACTAAAGTAAATACTATAGATAATATTGACCAAAAGTTAATTGCTTTACAAGGAATCGCAAATAATTTTGTAGAAGCAGGATGTGCTTCAGACATATATGCTTTTGAGCATAATCAAATAGCAGCAGGTAAAGAACCTGGAGGATTACTAAGCGCTTCTATGCTATATAAGACAAATTCTCCAGATTTAAGAAATGTATTAGCCAATAAAGCGAATAATGGTACTTATGCTAAGATAGAAGATTCTGAAAAATTTAAAACTAATTTGGAAAATTTAGAAAATAAAACTTTAGGTATATTTAAAAAATATAATATAAGTTTAGCAGATAGAAATGCTTTGCAACCTTTAGTAAAGTGGTGTGCTATAGCAGCCACAAAAGAAGATTTAAAAAGTATAGATACAGGTTCTTTTGAAAACTATTTAAACCAAACTTTACAAGGCCAGTTTATAAATTTAAATCAACACTTTGCCCATCGTCCAGATTGGATGGGGCGCACTCTTTTTAAAGATTCTATTTATAAATATTCTCCTGCTATGGAACCGTACGGGAACAATATAAATAGATTACATAGAATAGGAGAAGAAGCTTATAATTGGATGAAAAAAAATACGGGAGAAGATACTCCTGCTGATATTAAAACAAGTATAAAAAATTTACAAATAATAGACGATAAAGAAACAGGAACTTTTAGATTTGTTAGTAATGGAGAAAGATTTGAATTTTTAGGAGCACCTGTTGGATTATTATATGATAGTAAAGATATTTCCGATAAAGTTTCTGAAAAAGAATTAGTAAATGTTTTATTAGATTCTCTTGAATGTTATTTATATAATGGGCGTTATGAAGATTATAAAAAAGCTAAAGAAAGATATAGACTTACTCAGGGAGATTATAATGTTAAAGTTACTTCTATGTTATCAAAAGAAGAATTTGATAAACGTACTGCTTTAGGATTAAACAGAATTAAAAATAATAATAGTTTTTTAGAAACTTGTAAGAAATATGCAGAAGCTAAAAATAAAGCAGGAGCTTTATATAGTATTGAATGAGGTAAATTATGGAAGATATATTAAATTTTTTTGAAAAAGAAGATACATACGCAGGAAAAATAAATCAGAATAATATATCTGTTCCATTAAGTATGGCGGCTGTAGGTAATGAAGAATACATAGATATGTATAACTTATCTCAAGCAGGAGGTTATAATATTAAAACAGGTATGCCTGATGTATTCGATGACCGTTTTGCAGTGGGCAAAGGAGAAGATTTACATCAAGGACAATATCAAAAAGGTAATATAGATTTAAATAATAGACCTGTGGTAGACATGGGAGATGGCTCTTTTGCTACAGTGCGTTCTATGAGCTTTCAGCCATCTGAAGGAGAATTTGCAGGTAAACAAGTTTTAGTTCCTACTATATCTGACGATGGAAATGTCTGGTCAGATGAAGAAGCTATCGAAAATTTTAATCAAACCGGAAAACATTTAGGAGTATTTGATACTGTTGATGATGCAAATAACTATGCTCAACAACTACACCAAGACCAAGAAAAGCAATATAAACCTTATTGGGATAATCAAAACGATTTTTCAGAAGGAGGACCTACAGGTTTTGCTGCTGATATAAATAGTTATCAGATGCTTTCTTATATGGATGAAGCTAAATCTGGAACAGATAAAACGGCACCTAATACTCAAAAAAGAAATTATAGTCAAGCAGAAAGATATGAAATAGCAGACCACTATGCTAGTATGTTTGGTATTCCTCATACTATTGCTCGAAACTTAATAAGACAAGAATCTGGAGGAAATCCTAATGCTGTATCTAAAGCAGGAGCAGCAGGTGTTATGCAACTTATGCCTAAGACTGCTAAAGGATTAGGAGTAAAAGATAGATTTGATGCAGCACAAAATATTTGGGGTGGTTTTAGATATTTGCGTATGCAATTTGACAGATTTAAATCTTGGCCTTTAGCTTTAGCTGCTTATAATGCTGGGCCTGGTAACGTACTTAAATATAAAGGTATTCCTCATATAACAGAAACTCAAAACTATGTAAAAAATATTTTAGCAGGAACTCCATGGGCAGTAAATTCTAATGCTTTTCCTATAGTACATGATTTAAAATCTCCGGAAAATCAAGCTAAATTTATAAATCCAGATACAGGAATGTTAAGTACAATTGGTATGAATAATTTTGCTTACATAATAAATAATAGCGCTACATATAAAGATAAAGTAAAACAAATAGAAACTAATCGTCCAGAACTTTTAGAAAATAAACCTGAGTATTCTGATTTTAAAAAATATCGTGAAATGAAAACAGCAGATGGTAAACCTCTTTTTGTTAAAGGAGATGTCAATGGTTTTAAAGTTTTAATGAAAAACAGTGATAGAGTAGATGGTAAATTAAATCCAATTACTTATTCAGAAATAGCTAAAGATATGGCTAAAAATCAAACTTCTCATTTACCAAAACATTTACAAGAAGCATCAGAAGCATTACTTTATGCTTTCCATGAAAGATATGATGGCAATTATTTTAAGAGTAATAAAATGCATACCTCTGAAAAATTTGGATTAGCAAACTTAACTTCAGAAGAATATGAAAAATATGGAGTTCCTATTTCATGCCAACAAAATCCTGTATTGCAAGCTAGAGTTTTAGACCAAGAATTTCAAAGGGCAGAAGATATATTAGGTTCCGTTAATAAAGCTATTTATGCTTTGTCAGGTGGTTCTTTAAAAGATGAATATGGTAAAATAAGAACATGGGATGAAATAAAAAAAGATAAAGAAAATTTTATGAAGCGCTATTTTATAGTACCGAGTAAAGATGATAAAATTAGAAATGCAGTAAATAAACAAGTTGAAACTTTTCATAGAACATTTAGAAAATTAAGGGGTATGTAATGGATGCAGTAACAGATGAAGAATTACAATATGCTTCTAGGCAAGCATCACTTGCTTATGCTAAAGGAGATGAACAACTAATAAATAATATTCTTCAAAATGAAGCTGAAACAGAAGCTTTCAATAGAATGATGAAAGAAAAAAGTGAAGAACCTCTTAAATCTAACTATGAAATAGAAAGAGAAAAAGAGCAAGCTCTTTTTGATTATGCTGAAAAAAATAATTTATGGGAAACTAATACAGAAGAACTTGCTTTATCGGATAGAGATTATAGACAAAATAAATATAGAAAAGCTATTCATGATTTAAATTATATTGATTCTATGGAAAATCATGCTATAGAATTAGTAAAACGTATAGGAAATGAAGATGCTAAAAAATTATTTAACATTAACGAAGCTAGAGAATATGCTAAAGAACAGGGTCTTACTGATTGGAATGCTAAAGATAGAGAAACAATTTCTAAATATGATTTAGATTTAGAGATAAATAGAGAAAAATTAAGACAAACTTTGCAGCAAGAAATAGCTTTATATAATTCTTACGGAGATTATACAAGACTAAATCAATTAGGACAACTTGCTTCAGCTATATCTGGAGGTATGGGTGCAGCAGAACTAGCTGTTACGGTTGGTTTAGGTTGGCTTACTGGTTGGGGCGCAGCAGCAGGATTAGCAAGATTAGCTTCTTTATTTCCTAAATCAGTAGGAGTTTTAAGAGGTGTGCAAATTGCTCGTCAAATAGAATTAACTCAAAAGGCAATTAAAACACAAGAAGCTTTTAGAAAAGAAATATTAGAAGCTAGTAGATTTGTACAACAACAAAGTAAATGGAATAAAATAAATAGAGTTATAGCTAATAAGCAAAAAGCATTAGATATTGCTACAGGAGCTATAGAAAAAGAAGGATGGGGTGCTAAATTAGGATATGATACTTATCGTTTTGGTAGAACGATGCAATTAGGAGGTCCTGGACATTTAGCAGGTTCAGCAGGTTCTTTAGCTACAACTGTAGTTCCTTTTGCTTTTGATGGTGCTATATCAATGCTCCCACATATAGGAATACAATCATTACATAGTAATGTTTTAGATACACAAGAATATACTCCTAAAGATGCTCTTGTTGATATGATAACAGGAATGACTTTAGAAGGTGCCATGCCTGTAATTGGTAGAGCTGCTTTGTTAGGAGGTAAAGCAGGAAAAGTTCCTGTAAGTATGGCATGGAAACAAGTTAAAGCTGCTGAAAATAAAGTCAAAGGCCATATAAATGAAAAGAAAGCGCAAGCTATTTATAAAAATTATGAAGCTGATATAGAAAAAGCTATAGCAGAAAATAAAAATGTAGATGAATTTGTTCCACAATTGCTAGATGAAATAAAGAAAAGATTCCCATCTAATACTTTAGAAATAGCACAAGCTATGAAAGATTTTAATGGTACTCCTGAAGAAATAGCAACTCGATTAAGTCAAGAAATTGAAACTATGACCATGGGTATACAAAAAGAAAGTCAAGTTCCTATACGAACTCAATGGATGTCGACAGTACCTCAAATATATGATATAGGAAAGAAAGTTATTGATAATGGTGGTACAGTGGATGATGTATTTAAAGCATGGCAAGACGAAGGTCTTAAAATAATAAAGAACGGAAAATTTGGGAAAGAGCAAAATGAAGCTATAGAATTTATTAAAAGATTAGAACAAGCACATTTAGATGCTGAATATTATTTTAAAGGAGAAGCAGGATATCTAGGTTCTAAAAAAGTAAAAGGTTTAAGTTTTGCTGATGCTGAAAATATATTTAAACATTTATATGTAGCACATTTATATCCGGATAGCAAAATAGGTAAACAAGCTTTACAATATATAAAAATGAATAATGAAAAGTTATATAATACAATAGCACAATTAAGAAATATAGTTAGTCGTTATAATGAAATTGCAGAAATAAATAAGACATATAATTATGATGCTGCTAAAAAATTAGTAGGAAAATTTTATAAGCCTGGAAAATTTGGGCAAGCTCTAACTCAAGCTGACCAAGCAAACTTATATACTTTAATGAACGGTTCTAAAAGTTCTGTATCTGTTGCTATATCAGATGCATTACAAAATTTGTTACCTGATACTTTACTTGAAAAATATAATAAAGCACATGAAATTTTAAGTAGTTTTAGAAATAACGAAATATTAAAAGGACATGTTTTACCTTCTGATAAGCAAACTTATAAAGAAGCTAAAGATTTTATTGAAAAATTAAATGAAGATTTACATAATTTATTTGTAGAGAATATAAATATAAAAAATGTAAATAAAGCAGGACAGGAATATACAACTACAATAACACGCTTAGCACCTTTTAAATATGGCAAGAGTGCTTTAACAGGAGAAGCTAAAGCTACTGAAACAGCACAAATTGATTATTTAATAAAGCAATTACAAGAAATTGCTGATAATAATAAAGTGCTTATTGATGCAGAAGAAGAATATAAAAAGCTTATACCTGACCCAGAAAAGTTTATAGAAGATAATCCATACCAGACAAGATTAAATACTTCAGAAGCAGAACGTAAAATGCAGCAAAGGTCTTATGATGCCAATAATGTTCATCGTTTGCTTAATGATAATAATGCAAAAACAGAACGATATAAGACTTATCAATTAGAAGCTGAATCTCGTATTAACAAAGCAGGGTCTAAAGAAGGTCAAGAAAATATAGTTATAGGGACATATAAAACTATATTAAGTGCTTTATCTAAATCAGAAAAAGCACAAGGTAAACTTGGTGCTTATCGTCTTTTGAAAATAAAAGATAATATAGAACTTTACAATAAAATACTTGGTGATAATTTTACAACTTTTAGAAATAATATAATGTCTAAAATAAAAGAATCAGAAGTATTTAAAGAATTATTAGCTAATCCAAAATTAGGAAAAATAACAGAAACCAATATGGATTGGACGATACCTAGATATAGACAAGAATTTAAAAATATATTTACTAAAGCATTTAAAGAAACAGTAAATGAAAATGATGAATATATAAAAGCTTTTGGTTCAATAGATTTAGATAAATGGACTGATGAAGTTCTTGATAATTTTAGTAATTATTTAAAAGAAAATCCAGAAAAAGGTATGCAAGAACTAATGACTTCACATACTTATGATGCTGCTGTTAATACAGCAGAAGAAGCATCACAAGTTATGGCGCAACAAGTTGAGCAAGAAGAAATAATTGAAAATATGATGAAACCTTTTATGGAACAAGTTGCTTATACTGCTATGGACCGTCAAGTTTTAAATTATCAAGATTTTAATCAGCTATATGATTTCCTTGAAGAATGTATAAATAATCCAGGCCAGATAGATGAAATACTTTTAGGTAAGATTACTATGACTCCTATTATCAATAAAGGTTCTTCTATAAGTACTGAAGCTTTATCTTCTCTTGATTCTGAATGGCAACAGTTTGTTATAAATCTTCGTAATAATGATGCTACAGCTATTAAAGATGGAACTATACCACAAGAGATAGCAAAGAATAAAGATTTTGTTCCTTTGCAAGTTTATGCTTTTGATTCTAAAAATTTCAAAAAAATAACAGAAGCTATTTATAATTCTATACGTTTACTAGAAGGTGATTTATCTGATGAAGAAGCTATGTTATTAAAAAGACAAAATAATACCAGAGCTTATAGAGTAGCTAAAGAATATTTAAATTCGGTAGCTAATGTTAAACAATTATTATATGAAGTTGGTTCTAATAAAAATAAGATTGTTAATTTATGTGATATGTCTAAGATGAAAGAACTTCAATATTATCTTTCTAAAAATATGACAGAAACAAACATGTATAAAAATATACAATCTTTTATCTTAAATAATGCTAAAGAAGAAAATGCCTATCATAATTTGACTAAATATTTTGAGCGCTTTGATAAGCCTATGGGAACGTCTAAAGCAGAATTAGCGGAACATAATGCAAATTTAGATTTATTTAATAAACTTGATTTGAATAAAACATTTAAAAATACTAAATATAATTTAAATGAAATCAGAGATGCAGTTATTTCAGGTAACTTTGAACAGTTTATAGAAAATAGAGTTGCTCAAAATATAGAAGAAGCTATAAAAAAGAATCCTAAAATATCGGAAGAAATAAAAAAAGCTATTAGAGAAAAGACAATAAAAAATATTGAACAAGGTTGTAAGAAAATCGAAGAAGGTTTCTTTGGTAAACCTGGAGAAGATTTAGGATTATTGAATAAATTAAGAGGAGATGTTCCTTTTAATCAAGACCCTTTAAAAGCATCTTACAGAGCAAAGTATGTAGAAGATATACAAGAAAAATTATTTTATAAAAACTCACAAGCAGCTTTAGAAGATTTTCAATATTTTGGGTATGACAACTTTAAAAGTTTATTTGAAGGAACAATAGGTGCCGGAAGAAAAGCATACGCTGTATTGAAGAATTTAGGTTCCGAACCGGTTCAACAAACAGAAGCTATGATAGAGATGGCTAAAGCTTATGCTAATACAATAGCTCCTAAAGCGCATGGTTTAGTAAAAGCAAAAAAATTATCAGATAAATTATCACCTACTTGGGAAAGAGCAGTACGTTTTAATTTGCATAATGTGTGTGGAACTTATACTATTCCTGCTAATAATTTTCAGAAATGGGCGCAAATTATTATACGTCTAGTTTCTTCACCAATGCTTATGTCAGCAGGGTTTAGGTCTATAACAGACTATAATTATCAATTGCAAAGTCTAGTTAATATGGGTCTTGCTTCGCAAGGCGACTTACTTACTCGTGGCAAAGTTTGGGGTATGGCAGGTAGATGGTTTACTCAAGATAAAGATTTTCACGACCAAATATTTATGATGCAAACTATTAGAAATGATGTATTACATAGTATGCAATATAATACATCATTAGGTTCAGGAGATATATTAGGTAGTGTGCTTTATAAAAAAGGACGACTAAACAAATATGCTCCAACTATAATGAAAGCAGAACAATTATCTAAATGGTATTCTACACATCTGTTAGATAACATAGCTTGGATTGGACCTTTAACAAATTATAATAGAACTAATGCAGCATTAACTACTATGAAAGCCATAGGCGCTCATTCAGAAGTATCTTATAAACAAATGAATGAATACTTACAGCAAACTTTAAAAAGATTTGATATATCAGAATATGAATGGGATAATATCCTTTCTAAAAAAATAGTAACTAATGCTCGTGACTATATACAACAAATGTCAGGAGAAGTAGTACCTGAACAAGTATCAAACTATAAAATGTTCTTCCCTGAAATGGTTGATAAAATATCAGATAAAGAATTAACTAAATTTATGCAAGACCAAAAATTAGTTATTACTGACTTATCTAAACAAAAATATCGTCAATATTTGAAAGATAAAGCATCGTTACTTATCAACTCTAGTGCTGATGAAATGACATCTATTCCTTCTTCTCGTATACAAGGCATGATGTCAGTACATAATCTTCAAAATACAGCACCTGCATTTGTTTTCAATACAGCTTTACAATTTCAGTCTTTTGGTGCAGCTATCAATTACTATCAAATGGCTAGAAGAATAGCAGCCCATACTACAGGAGATGCCACATTTGATACGTTACTTGGTCAGTTGATAGGACATCCATCTATTGCTAAAACCATTCCACAGTTTATAGCTGAATCTGCTTTATGTGAATTTGTAATAGGAGAAATGATAAAAGAACTTAAAGGCAATAATAGAAAATTAGTTAACGACCAAGGAGAATTTCAAGGAGATGTGCTTCTTGAAAAAACAGTAGATAGTATTGGTGCTTCTATTGGTTTAGGTAATTTACTAACACAAGGTATTATGTCTGGACTTATGAAAGCTTCTGGTAAAGGTGGGGGTATGGCTATTCCTGTACTTCCTTCTCTTAGTCACTTAGTGCAAGCAGTAGAAAGAGTAACTAGTGCTGCTACTAAAGAATCAACAAAGGATAGTAGAGGAAAAGCTATTGCAGGTGCAATAGGACAAAATTTAGCAGATATGTTAGGTTTTCCAAACCAACCTTTTGCTTATGCTACTTGGGGTTTAATCATAGGCGATACCTTTAAAGAATGGCAATATGGTGATAGATATGAAGCAGTTCAAACACAAAGAGCACATAGAGGATATGCTCCTTCTTGGGTAAGACGTATTTCTGAAAATATAGGATTATCTTCACCAGGAGATAGTAGTTTAGTTGGTAATTTATTTGGTTGGTAAAATAATAAAAAGAATGTTATACTGAATTTATAGGAGCGCATAAAAATGACAGTAGTTGAAAATTTAACACCCAGGGTTCAATATAATTACACAACAGCCCAACAGCAATATCCAATCACATTTCCATATATAGAAAGACAATATGTCAAATGTATGGTTGGAGATGAATTACTTGTTTATAGTACTGACTATCAAGTTCCTGCTTTTGACCAGGAATCTTTAGATGATAATGAACTGTATTTAACTTTATTAGTTACTCCGACGGCCGGGGATGTAATTACTATATATAGAGAAACACCATTAGACCAACAAGCAGAATTTCCGCAAACTGCAAAATTTAGTTCTCAAAAAATTACGGAAGCATTAGACAAATTAACACAGCAACAACAAGAACAACAAGATGACCTTAATACTTGTTTACGTTTATCTAAAAATATTCCGGTAGATTTTAATACAGAACTTCCTGCTCCTGCTGCAAATCAAGTTATTCAATGGAATGAAGATGGAACACAGCTTATAAATTATGATTTGCGTGGAGAAATTCAGGCGATAGATACAAAAGCTGATACAGCAATTTCAACTGCAAATACAGCAGAAAGCAAAGCTGATACAGCAATTTCAACGGCAAATACAGCAAGTACAAGTGCAAGTAATGCTGTAAGCACTGCTAATGATGCAGTAAGTACAGCAAACACGGCAAGTACAAATGCAAGCAACGCCGTAACTACTGCAAATACAGCAGAGAGCAAAGCTGATGCTGCTGTATCAACTGCAAACACGGCAAGTACAAATGCAAGTAATGCAGTATCCACAGCAAATACTGCTAATACAAATGCAAGTACAGCTTTAAGTAAAGCAAACCAAGCAATAGAAACTGCTAATACAGCAAGTACAAATGCAAGTACGGCAATATCAACTGCAAATACGGCAAGCACAAATGCGAGTAATGCTGTAAGTACGGCAAACACGGCAAGTACAAATGCGAGTGCAGCAGTAACAACAGCTAATACTGCAAGTAGTACAGCGACAAATGCAAAAGATACAGCAGATGCAGCAAGTGCTAAAGTTGATGAATTTGGTGAAGATATTGAAGTTGTTATTGAAGCAGCACAATCTATTGGTGATTTAGACGCTAAAGTTGCCACTGCGACTGCTGCTGCAACTACTGCATCTAATGCTGCAACAACTGCTTCAAATTCTGCAACAACAGCTTCTGATAAAGCAGATATTGCAACTGCAAAAGCAACTGAAGCATCAAACGCTGCAACGGCTGCTGCAAATGTTATTCCAAGTCAAACAGGAAACAACGGTAAATTTCTAAAAACAAACGGTTCAACTACAAGTTGGGAAACCGTTGATGCGGCAAACAAGCAAGATGTATTAACAGCCGGACAAAATATTTTATTAGTTCCTAAATTAGAATATGTTAGCAACAATGCAAGTTCATATATTGATACTGGCATTACAATTACACAAGATGATTTTGAATTAGATATTATTTTTTATTGCAGCGCAACTAGGTCAATGTATTTGTTCCAATCGAGAGATACAACAAACGGTAAAATACTTGGTATTTCAGGTTCATCAACCGGTGGTTCAATTATGTCTACAATAAATAGTTCATCCTTAACAAGTTCTATATCAAGAACAGTAGGGCATATTTACCATGTGAACGCTAAATATGCAAGCGGTTCAGCTACATTGTTTGTTGAAGATTTAACAACAAATGAAAGTGATACTAAAACTGGTACATATACATTTTCAGCTAATTCAACATCTTTGTGCATATTTGGCAATGGTGCAGGGCAAGCACTTGATGCAAATTATCGTGTTTATAGCGCATATTGCAAAGTTAATAATGCGTATGTAATTAATTATCTACCATCAACAAATAATGATACAATTTGTTTTTATGATATTGTTACAAACACATTTAAAAATGCTACAACAGGAACATTCACAGGTGGAAGCAAAAACGGTGATTTTATAAGGGTGGTTGATTTACCTGATGCACAAATTCAAAGCGACTGGAATCAATCAGACAATACAGCAAAAGATTATATTAAGAATAAACCGACAATACCAACAGTTCCGACAGCTTTATCATCTTTTACTGATGATTTAGGTTCATCACCGACACACACTCATAGCCAATATATTACAGATATTTCAGGAAAAGAAGATAAAAATAAAACAATTAATGTTTTATCAACTTCTGGTACTATTGCGCTTACTGATAATTCTGTAAACTCCATAACACCAAGCGCAGCAGTTGCGTTTACATTGCCTACAATAACGGATAATACAGTATTTCATCAAATTAAAATTCAAATAAGTATGTCAACGGCTTATTCTATTGATTTAGGCATAGGTGTAAATCCTCACTGGTTGACAGAAAATGAACCTGATTTATCGGAAGCAGGAAAATACAATCTTTATTATGAATATGACAAGGTTAATCAATACTGGAGAGCAGGGGTGCTTAAAAAAGGAGAAGCGTCATAATGGAAACTTGGTCTAAAGAACTATTAATGAAAGCTTCAGGTGATAATTCTTATTGTTTTATAAGCGAAAATCCATTACGTTCAATTAGTATAGTTTATAATAAAAAACTTTATATAGGTCATCAGAATATTAGTAGTGATTGGTCTAATCTAACTACAAGTAATGCTTTTCAGAAAATCAGCAATTTTAATGAAAACATTATCAAATCTTGTGGTGTTTCAACTTCAGTATCATCTACATACGTACGATGTTTGTATTATTTAACAGATAAAGGTAAACTATATCAATATAACTGTGATACTCAAAATTTTTCTCAACTTGATACCAATGTTAAATATTTAGATAGTTCTGGGTCAGGATGCTGCTATACAAAAACTAATGGAAATTCTTATTTTATTGGTCAAGGTTATATTGATAATAGTTCTTATACTCAAACAACTTCTTTTATTCAAACATCAACAAATAATATTAAAGCTATTGGGTCGTCTGGCTATCTATTAACAGAAGATGGAAGTTTGTATTATCAAGGTAATTTGCTATATTCAAATGTTAGAGAAATTATTGATTCTGAAGATATACCACAGCCGTTTACACATTTGTGTTCTTTTTTCGTAACTAATGATGGAACACTTTATTGGGTTAAAAGTCCAACTACTCCTGAAATAAGAGAAACAGGAGCAACTAATGTTAAAAAATTTGCAGTAGTACAATGTCAAGGTACATCTTATGGTCTGTATACTGACTCTCAAGATAGATTATATTTTGCATATTTTGGAGGAGGAGGACATCCGGATTATTACTATGGTGATATTACTCAATCATCACAAGTTGATACCGATGTAGTAGATATAAAATGCTTAGCTGCCAATTATTATAGCTGTACTTTAAGCAGAACATCTGGCTCTACTTCCTATTTTCCAGGAGCTTTATATTTAAAGAAAAATGGTGATTTATATGAGTCTGGAGTAAATAGTACTTATGAATTTCTAACTAGCAGTAATCCTACTTTTACAAAAGTAGCAACAAATGTTAAACAATTTGCAGCAGAAGCACGAAGTGGAAGTAGTCCTTATATAGTTTACTATGCTGGAGAAAATGGTAAAATATATGGTCGAGGTACTTGTTGTTATGGTTTACAAGGACATGAAACACATAATACTTCTAGTTATTCTTTACCGTCTTATCAACCAACATTTAGTAGTGGTAGTACCTATGCTTATAATGCCAGTTTATATGCTCAATATAGTGTTTCATCCGATTCAGATTATAACACTTCTTATACAGCAGAAAAAGCATTTGATAGTAATGCAGCAGGAACAGCTTGGTTATCAAAAAATACAGATTTTCCACATTATTTATATTTTAGTATAAGTAATTATGCAGGAGATAGTGGGTATAATTCCCATCATGGTTTTAGACGACACTATGCGTATTTCACTGTTAGTTCAATACAAATAACAAACCGTAGTTCTTCTGTTAATTACAATATCAAAACAGGTTCAATTACTGGAGGAGGTAACTTTGGAAGTAGTATTTCACAAAGTTTTAGTAATTCAAATAATACAGCATCTTCTACTTGGACTATTTCTGTAAATTCATCTGCAAAAGTTTCTTGGATAAGAATAAATGCAACTGCGGAATTTGGTAATTATAAGTATGCTCAAGTTGGAGATGTAAAAATTTACGGTACTCAGTACTTATTGGTTCTAGGTTTAATTTCATCTTATGAAGATAAAACTAGCTATTTACCTTCGTAGATAAAGGAGAATAAAATGATAAAATTTGCAAAATTTATTTCAAATACTTATGTGGAATTTCCACCTAAAAATAAAGGGTCAGTTTTAAATTATAATACAAATTATGAACTTCTTATTCAAGATGGATATAAACAATTTTTTGAAATTGAAAGACCACAAACAAATAGACGATATCACATTGAATATATAGAAGTTTTTAAAGTTGAAGATGGTTCTACTTTTATTGAAGAAACTGTTGTATATGATGAAACACAACAAGAAGCAGATGCAAGAGATTTAGAAAATGCAAAGAATAATAAAATCAATGAAAATGATACTGCAAGAGATGTAGCTTTATTACAAGGTGTAACATACAAAGACGTACTGTTTGATTCAGATACAGACCAGAAGGTAAATCTACTTGCAATAGTTTCGACTATGGGTGAAGAAGATACAATTGTTTGGTTTGGTATGAATAATCAACCTCTTGAATGTACGAAACAGGATTTAATAAATATAGGTGGCTTAATTACGCAGTTGCATGCTTTTTGTTGGAGTAAAAATGCAGAGATAAAAGCATTGATTGCAGCAGCGCAAACAATTGAAGAAGTTAATGAAATAGATATTCATTATATATTACCTTTAGAAACAGAAAGTGAGGAAACAAATGAAGATTGATGTATTAGAATTTTTAGGTTTGATTAGAGAACTTATTGGCAATTCTGACAAAATGGCAAAGTTTAAAGAAATTATTGCTGACATTAAAGAACTAATTGAAGATATTAAAGATTTGAAAAAAACTGTAGAATAATATGAAACTAAATTTTACAATTACAGAATTATGTAAATCAGAAACAGCTATGAAGGCCGGGATAAATAATACACCCCCAATGGGGGTTGCCGATAATCTAATGCTACTTATTGTCAATGTATTACAACCTATTCGAGATAAACTTGGCAAACCTATTATTGTGACAAGTGGATACCGTTGTTCTCATTTAAATGATATGGTAGCAGGAGTTAAAAAGTCGCAACATCTTACAGGCCAAGCAGCAGACATACAAGTTAAAGGTATGACTGCTTCTCGATTAGCTGCTTTTATTCTTAATTCAGGAATTGAATTTGACCAATGTATCAATGAGCATGATTACTGGGTTCACATATCATATAATAAAGAACATAATAGAAAGCAATATTTTAAATTATGAAAAAGGTAGCGATACTTGGTAAATTAGAAACTAAATTTGAAGCGCCTTTTTCAGATAAGTCTTTTGATATTTGGACCTATAACTATCATATTGATTGTTATAAAATACCAAGAGTAACAACTTGGTTTGATTTACATAAAGTAAAACCAAATTCTAGAGCAGACATAAAACAAGAAGATTTTCCTTTTGAAAAATGTATTGAATTAGTAGGAGGAAAATATTTTAATAATACTGCTTCTTGGTTAATAGCTTATGCTATATTAGAAGGTTACGAAGAATTACATTTATATGGTATGCGCTTTCAAAGTGATACAGAACAAAGATTCTTGCAATATGAAAATGTAAGAGAACTTCTATTCTTTGCTAAAGGAAAAGGACTTATAGTACAAGTTCCGTGTGATACAATTATGTTAAGGCAATATCCTTTATATGGACTGGAGTAATGATTCAAACACGAAAAGAAATGAAACAGCTTTTAAAAAGTTCTTGTAAAGGTGTTTTGCAAGATGTAATTGATAATGTAGGATTAAATGAAGAAGAAATAAAATTATTTAAAGAAAGGTATTTAAATGAAAGAAGCGTTCCTGTCATTTGCATTATGCTACATTGTGGCACAAACAAATATAACAATATGCATAACCGAATACTTGATAAAACTCGGTCGCATTTTAATCGCATTTTAATGATATAAACTTAGTAAAATTATTCTATCCATCCCTCTTATACTGTAAGTATAGGAGGTCTTTTTATGTATAATTCCCCATATCCCTTTAATCAATATATCAATACTCAACCACAATATAATAGTGGTCGTATTTTATTTGTTTCAAATATTGATGAAGCAAAAGCTACACCTGCTGATATGTTAGGTAATCCTATTTTCTTTTATAACAAAGCAGCAAATTGTATCTATGTAAAGCAAACAGATGCAACCGGTGCAGCACCTATAAGAGAATATCAATTGGTGAAACCTCCTGAACAAGCATCAACTCCTAATCCACTAGAACAGGAATTGCAAGCAATACGAGAACAGCTCGCAAAGCTTAATAAAAAATTAGAAAAACCTGTAAGCAAGAAAGGAAATAAAGATGCAGAACTTTAACTTAATGCAATTTCTAGGAGCAGTATCTAAATCCCAAAATCCAATTCAAGCTGCTGCTGCTATGTTGTCAGGCAAACCGGGATTAGCACAGGCTTTAAGTGTATTACAAAATACATCTCCTGAAAAATGGGAAGCCTATGCTCGTAATGCCTTGAAAGAGCAAGCACCAAATATAGACGTAGATGGTCTTATTGGTATGGCTCGAAAGATAGGTATTATTAAATAGAAAGGAAAACACTATGGCAGATTTGTCAGCTTCAGATGTTGCCCTTATGTCCGGTGGTCTTGGTGGCCTTTCAGGTGGAAGTTCCTGTTGGATTTGGGGTATCGTAATTATCGCTTTATTTATTTTCGGAGGTGGCGGCTTCGGTAATTTCTTTGGTGGTCGTGGTGCAGCTTATGCAGCAGGAGAAAACGTAGCAACTCGTGACCAAGTACAAGGTGGGTTTAATTATTCAAACTTGTTAGACCAAAACCGTGATATTTTAAATGCTGTTTCTGGTGGTACTGCTCAAGCAGTAGCAGCAACAAATCAAACTTTTCACGATACTTTAAACGTATTAAATGATAAGTATAGTGAATTAGCGAGAGATGTATATGGTGTTGCTATGTCACAACAACAAGCTATAGCAAATCAAAATCAGTGTTGCTGTGATACTAAGATGTTAATTCAAGAAGTAGGTGCTGCTACAAATGCAAACATAGCACAAAGTAGATATGATGCAGCTTTGAATACAGCAGCTATCAATGCTAATACAACAGCACAAACACAAAAAGTTCTTGATGCTATATCTCAAAATAAGATAGAAAATTTACAGCAGCAAATTTCGGCACTTCAGTTGCAGAACGCTGTTTCCGGTATGGTGAAGTACCCTCAAGCTTCAACATACAATGCAGGAGCATCTCCATTCTGTAATTGTAATGCTTGCGGATTTTAGACAATAAAAGTGGGGGATTGTTTCCCCCACTTTGAGTTGTCATCGTATACACTATGAAGAAGAAGAAAGGCTACAACTATGTCACCTTGTTATTATAACACACATGTAGTAGAAACTGTAGTTAATGCAGGAACTATTTTACAATTAAATACAACAAATGACACAAACATATCAAATCTTACTCCTTATTATTTTAAAAGATGCGCTGAAATATCTTCTGTTCCTACTGCTCCGATTCCTGTTACAGTCGGAGTTAATGGAACTTATGTAACTTTAGAAAATAAATTTGGAGAACAGATATATTCTGATAAAGTTCCTCGTAGAGCAGTAGGTATGTATATTGTACCAACTGAAGGGGACCCTTATGTAATATTATTAACGACTCCTTGTAAAAGATGCAGGAGGTAAATATGTTTGATATTACAAAAGCAGATGAAATATATATGCGTAAATTAAAAGAGGACCCTGAATTTGCGCAGCATTTAATAAATCATTGGCGCAATAACATGCCAGAACAATACTCTCGTATAATGTATGAAAAAGAATACGGTTGTCATATTGTCGATGATGATATGTATAATACTGGTTTAATGTATATCAAAGATAATAAAGACAGGATATTAGACCCTTGGTCTAAAGAAGATATACTAAAAGTTGTTAAAGAATATATAGATATAGATAAAGAAGATTTTTATGATTACGACATAGCTATGATGTCTAATATATTTAAAGGCGACTTTTATCACCGTGTTAATGATTCTACAAAAATTATATTGATGGCGCTTGATGCTTTACGAGATAACGATTTTCCTTATTTCGATGCGTCTGAAAGAGCATATAGATGGGTATTAGCACACATGAAAAAAGATAGCATTAATTCCTAATAAAAAATGCTACCAATAGCGGTAGCATTTCTTTTTTAAATATGATATATTGTAAGTGTTATGACAATGACTTCTGTTAAAAACAAAGTGGGGGAATCTCTGGTAAACGTAGGAACAAGTATAGTAAATCAAGGAGAAAAACTAACAAGTGCTTCCTATAAATCAAATGCCAGACAAAGTATTTTAAACATAGACCTTACTGGTGCTCCCGGAACAGGAATTAGTTATACTCGTTCACGACAACAAATAAGGTTTAGATAATGACTACAATAACAAACAATATGTCAAAAAATGCAGGTAGTATTCAGAATGTAAATCAAGATATTTCTCATCTAACTATTTCTGATACACAAGGAAATATTCTTATTATTGGTAGCTTTTTTATTTTGAGTTTTATTCTTTTTTTATTTGCTAATCTTATGAAAACATACATTAATAAGTCTTGTTTAAAATGTAAGCATTTAAAGAAATGCGAAGAAGATATTAAAAATATAAAAAAAGATATGGTATTAAACAATATTGTTGATTCAGAAGTTTTACAAACCATAGCAGAAGATGTAGCAACAGTAAAAAGGAATATATTGAAAAATGGAACAAATGGAACAGTACGCAATTAGTTATGCACCTGTTATTATAGTAGTGCTTGCATTTATTTTTAAGAATAAAATATTTGTAACACCCGAGCAACTTCTTTTAATGAAGCAAGAAATTAAAAAAGAAATTAGAGAAGAATATGCAACAAAAGAAATTGCTGAAGAAATTAAAGATGATATTAACGAAATTAAAAATGATTTAAAAGAAATTCGTTCTTTATTGTTTACAAATCATTCCGATTAAAAAATTGACCTCTCAGATTTAAAAATAAGAAGCCTATTTAAAGGTCGGTAAGGGTATTTATCCTAAAAATAAGTAACCCTTCTTAAATGACCTTCTAATAGGCTGTATTAGTATTACGGAGTTTATAGAGAGAAAGTTTATTACTTTTCAACAATATTATATGTAATTTGGTCTTTTAAAAGTAATAATTCTTTTCTTGAAGAAGTTTTTGTTTTAACAAGTATATTATTCAAGATATTTATTACTCTCGAATAAGATACTCCTAGTGCTAAAGCAATTTCTTGATAAGTTTTTCCTTCATAAAATAAATCAAGTGCTCTTTTTTGTTGTGGTGTTACTGTGATTTCAATCATAATGTTATCCAACTTTCTAAATCGTCGTGTAGTATTTCGTTTGCTATATTTCTTTTTGCAAGTAATGCTTGTATAATTTTTTCATCTAATGTTCCTCTTGCTACTAAATCAATATAAGTAACAGGATTCTTTTGACCTACTCTATGTGCTCTATCTTCTGATTGTTGACGCATTTCTAATGAATAATTATTAGAAAAGTATATAACTGTTTGGGCTGCTGTCAGAGTAATTCCTCTGCCTGCCGTCTGGACATTACCTAGGAAGAATCGAACGGGAGAGTTCATATTCTGGAACAGTTTTATAGCTTCGAGTCTATCTTCAGAAGATACAGCACCGGTGTAGGTAACAAACGATTCGGCACCATATTTGGAAGTAAGGAGTGCTTTGATATCGTCTATGTTTTGTAAATAGTTTGCCCATATAATTGTTTTAGTCCCACATTCTTCTAATGTTTCTTCTAAAACAGCTAATCTATTATTAGGTACTTGTTTATGTTCTCCTGTGTCAGTAGTAAAAGAACCACATAATATCTGATGTAATCTTAATATTTTTGTAAGCGCAATTTGAACAGACATTATTTCATCTTCATATTGAGTAAAAGATAAATGTTTCATCTGATTATATAAATTGATTTGTTCTTTTGTCAGTTCTACTTCACGAGTCATATATATTTTATCAGGTAAATCAAGACATTCTTTCTTAGTTATACGATATGAAAAATCTGCTATACGTTTTGATAACTCGTTTAAATTTTTATACTTTATTAACTTGTCAAAGTATTGTCCTGTCCTTGTCGGTATCTTTTGAAATTCTGCATATACATTTCGGAAAGCATAATAAGAGCCACAACCAAGAATAGCTTTATTCAAAAACGCAAATTGAGAATATAAATCAAGAGGTGAATTAGTTATGGGTGAGCCTGTAGCAATACGTTTTACTCTACAAGCAGCACCTATTTGTAATGCTTTTTTAGTTCTTTTTGCTTTATGATTTTTAATACAGGTAGATTCATCTACTATCCCCATAAGTTTATTCTTATGCTTTTTAATAAATAAATCTATAACTTCAATACCACCATCAGAGCGCAAAGACTCAATGTTAAAAACAAGAATTGGGAATGACTGGCCGTCCCAATTTTTAATTTGTTCTTTCAATCGAGTCTTTGCCGATGATGTAGCTTCTGCTCTCCATACAAGTATTTCATAGTTGATTTCATCAGGCATGTGTTTAGGAATTTCAACAGTACTCCAGTTACGATACACTCCTTTAGGAGCTAAAACGAGTGCACCAGAAATAACATTCTTCTGTTTTAAATAAGTCATGTTATCAATGATAACTTTTGTCTTTCCTGAATTTCCTGTAACAAAGATTTTATTATTACGTCGTAATAATAATTGTCCTGATGGCATACGAAAACAAAATACTTGTCCTCCTTTTTGTTTTTCATAACCAACTAATTTAGTGTAGATATCGTCAGGGAGCAGAGCTTCTTTTATATGTTTCTTTGGATTATATTGTACTGTGTAATACGGAGCATCGTTAGAAGTAGTTGTTATAATAGATGTTTTATAACCATGCATTGAACAGAGAAACTGAATAAAATCAGCGCTCTGTTTATGTATGGTATAGAATCTATATCTCTTTTCTTCTATCGACCCGTCCCAAAAGAAAGCTTCATCAAATATTATATCCATTTGTTCTGGAGATAATAACCAGAAATCTTCATCATATATTTTTTTACGAGCAGGTGCTATTAAATTGAAGCGAGTAGCAAGGCCACCTCTTATCAATTCTCTTACAGCAATAACTCCTGCTTTAATACATAATTTTTCAAAGCGTTCTATTTTTTCTGGTTTTCTAAATTCAACTTGGCAACGATTGTCAAATTTATGAGGGAAGTTTCCGTCTGCCATAATTGCTACAAGCAGACGGAGTTCCCATTCATTGAGATTAACAATGTCCGGAATATCAAGTTTGTTTATACAGTCTTTAATTCCATTATATTTAGTGCAGCACTGTAATATCTGTGCGTTATAACCATCTAAAGATTGTCGTTTGATTTCTTCGATAGGTTTTAGATGATGTGTTAATTGTTCTGCCGTAATATCATCATCTCTATGCTGTAGTGTTGTTCCATTCCAAGATTTAAGGCGACATCTCATATTGTGCTCCGGTGACACTTTGATTTCTAAATCAGGTCTATGACCTGGGTGTCTTTGGTACGAAGCATTGGCATAAAAGGAATACATTTCAGGTACTTCTTTATTTATATACGAGATAGGTTGTCGAAATGAAACAGAAGTGTATTCTTCTGTTTCTGAATCTTCAACCTGTGCAACTAATAAGGGTTCTTCCCAAGCATCGAGATTGAAATCTTTGAATTTAATCCAACCTCGGTTAGATAAAAATTCAGTTTCTCCATCAACGCATCCCATTTCCATTAGATATGCAAAATTAGCTTTATTACAGGAGCGTTTTAAAGCTTCAAGTTGATGTTTTAATGGTTTGGTTTTAAAGGTAAAATCCTTTTCAGTACACATTTATTTCTCCTTAAAAATCTCATCAATATATTTTGCACTAATTGTTCGTGTTTCACCTATGCAGTTTTCATATATAATGTAGCTTTCTGTATGTTTTAGCACTGTCCAAGATGTAGCTATTTCATCCTCTAAGATTTCGTCAAGGTAAGAACAAAATTCATCTATCTCTGCTAAATCAGCACGATAGTCATAATGTTCCTTTGCCAATGGTATCCTCCTTAACTATTTTCACTTTGGCATCGGGGCAAAGAGGATTAACTATAAAGTAGTATTTGTTGTTATCATAGAAATCGCCATAACCGGAATGTACCCATCCTTTTAAATACAACCAACAGATACACTGGAGCTTGAAGGGATATCGTTTGATAACTTTGTCGTCTATAGTAATGCAGTACATATAATCCTCCGATGTCTATTTTGCTTCTGCCCAAGTCTTACCGGTACCAGGTTCGGCTACACTTTCTACTTGTAGTGGAAAGCTATGCTCCATTGTATCCTGATACCAGTCTATATTTTCACCGGGCCTTATCGAAAAATTAATTTCATCGTGTACCTGAACTCGCATTTTAGGAGGTTCTACAGAGGACCTTCTATAATAAATATCGAGAGCAGGTATTTCCATTTGATTACGTTTATACAAATGAAGCATAGCTGTTTTTGTTTGGTCAGCAGAACTTCCTTGTATTATTTTATTTAAAGCTTTATATGAAAAAGCTCTTTGTGGTCTGCCAAAAGTACATTTATGTTTCTGTGCAAATTCTGTACCATCAGCGCTGTACATCCACTTATTAGCTTCTTCCATAGATTTAAAATATGGTGTTGGAACAGAACCTCGTTCTATATCCCATAATGGAATTTCCCATATATCAAATCTGCCACGTCTTTTTAACAAGGTTAATACATAACCTCTGCGCTTTGCTAATTCCATTACATACTTATTTACAGCATCTAAAAAAGGAATTGCTGTTAATACTTGATTACGCAAATCACGAGCTTCTTCTACTGTAATTGGTACTCCTTTTGCTTGCATACCTTCTGCAATTTTAGCAGGACCGGAACCATACATTGTACCTAAACCAATAGATTTAGCTTTGGAACGAAAGGCGGCAGCTTGTTGTTCAAGTTCTTCTTGGGAAACATTGACACCGTTATGTTTGTTTTCGGTGTCCATACATATTTTTGCGACTGCGGTATGAAAATCAGCTTTTCTTCCCGAGAACTCGGGTTGACGTGCCAAATTAGCACCGGGAAATCCTGTCGTATGTTCAACTCGTATCTCACCTGTCACCTCATCTTTTATTTTCTTTGTACCTAATATATTATCAAGCATTAAAACAAGATTAACTAACATTTTTGGTTCTTGTCCGGAGAAATCCATACATAGCCATTCTTCATTATCTGAATCAGGAATAAACATAGTTCTCATTATTTTACCAAACTCACCACGAGCAGGAATATTTTGTAAGTTTGGATTAGATGCAGATAAGCGCCCTGTCACGGTGCCACCTTCATCAGATTTTAATTGATTATATTGTCCGTGAATACGACCATTATACGACATAGCGAAGAAATACCCACGGATGTAGGTATTTCTTGCTTTATTCAAAGCTCTAATTTTTAATACCAAATCAAAAGCTTTGTGCTGTGGACAATTGTTTTTGTCAAAGCACGGGGAACCTTTTGCAGTTAATTGATATTTTAAATTAAGCTTTTCACATAACTGGACTAAAGTTGTTTCTGCATCTACATTAACACTAAAGCCTGCTATGTCGTCCAACTCCTTCTGGGCAGATAGAAGTTGTTGTGTGTAGTCTTTATCTATTTCTTCAGCTTTTTTAAGGTCTATTTTAACACCTTGTTCTCTCATCTCGAGTAAACAAGGAAGTAATTCATTTTCTAAATTCATTACAGTCATTAAGTTTTGTTGTTGTAGCAGAGGTAGAAAATGTTTATATAAACGGTATGTTAGGTCGACGTCTTGTATAGGATAACTTCCCATTGTGTCAGCATCAACAGACCATAGTAAACCTTTTATATCTCGTTCTGTTCTTGTTGGCACTTTGAAAAGTGCATGTCCATGTTTGTCCAACTCGTGTCCAACAATGTCATAGTGATTTTGTATTTCAGGTGGATACAGGTCGAAATGAGGACATATTCTTATTTTTGCTTCATAAAATGGAGCATAATTTGATACATTTTTTTCTTTTAATCTTATCTTTGTTTTATGTGCTTTTACATTGGCAAATTTAGCTTTGACAGCGCTTTCCAATGCTACTTCATTTTTTCCTTCGCCAAGATACTCCTGTCCAATACTGTCCAAAGAATATACCCTGCGATTTTCATTAAGTAAAGCAGCAGCCAACATCGTATCAAAAATTTTACCATGTACCTGTACTCCTACATATTTAAGCCAACCTAAATCATATTGTGCGTTGTGCATTACTTTATCTGTATCAGCAGATAAAATTTTATTTAGCCACTCTACTACTCTTATCATATCATAATTGTATCCTTCGGCATGACCTACCGGAATATAAAAAGAACCTTCTTTAGCAGCTATGGCAAAACCTGCAACGAATCCTACTTTGCAAATGTAGCCAGGTGCCAATGTACGAAGCTCCGGGTCACATGTTTCTAGGTCTATTGCTATTGGTTGGTTTGGGTTTATAGTTGGTAATTCTCTCATAGTTATATCCTAATTCTACTATCCTAAACTTGATATGTCAACTACCAAGATGATGAATAATAGAACTCTCCTATTGGGTTTTCTTCTGCTAAAATTCTATCTAATGTATTTAATGTATCCATAATATCACCGAAATAATCTTCTGAATAGTTGGTATTACCGAAAAAGAAGCCTTCTTGAGTTGGTAATAATTCTTCACATTTTTCTTCTAGTTCTTCTGTTGATAAATTTTCATATCGAAGTGCTATTACTTTTTCAAGAGTATCTTTTAATTCCTTTAATTTATCAATGCTAAGCCAGTATCTTCCACAATCGTCATTACCTTCTTGAACGTGGTCGACAAACCACTTGTGTATTGCGTTTGATTTGCGCCATTGATGCTCCATTAATATGATACGTTTACATCTATCTAATGGTATTGTAAATGTGTAAAAGTTATTACTATTATTTGTTTTTTCATGAGTTATTTCTATTTCATTTACATTCTTTTTATACCAATTATAGAGATAATATTCTCTTTCTAAATACATATCTAAGCCCATTTGAGTTTCCTTTATCTAAATGTCCAACATTATTCTATAATATAATAATAACTTGACAATGTGACAAGATGTTAGGGTATCATGACGGATGCCCTGGCTAGGTTTTACGTCTAGCTTTCTTTAGATTTCCATATTTAAAAACTTGCCAAGTTCTTGTTCTTCTTGTTCAGCGAGCTGCAATTCTTGTTCAGCCATCTCATCATTGTTGTCAAAGTATTTATATTCTCTGTAGTTAGCCATGTGCTGTCTTATACTTTGTGTCCTTCTGTTATATTCTAATATCATATTAGTAATTTGAAAAACTTTCATTGATACTCCTTTAAAAATCTACGAAATTATATAAGGTTACTTGTCTTGCCATTCCTTTTGGTGTTACTTCTATCTCTATCTCTTTGATATCTGCGAAAGGACAATTTGTTTTGATACATTCTTCCGTAGGTTGATAACCAAACTTATTGCAAATTTGTTTACTGCTGCATGTTACATGGTGGTCTTTTTTAAATTTTCTAATTGGGTCTGTTGCTACATAATGTTCTTTTTTCATTCCAATATATCTCCAAAAGTATGTTTCCTGTTTTCCGGTGTCAGTACATATAATCTTTTTCGTGCTCTTGTTATTGCTACAAATAATACTTTCAATTCATCATCTTTAGTTTCTTTATCTTGCAACCAATTATTATATATCTGTTCAGTTAAAACATTATACAGCACTACATTGTCTGCTTCTGTTCCTTTGGCAGAATGAATAGTAGATAACTTTATATTAGGGTTATCAAATAATTTAGGATTCTTTTTATAAGCAGGAAGAATATGTGCTATATACTTCTTCTCCATATACGGAATTTTATCAAAAGCTTCAATCCAATCTACATAGCTAAATCTATGTAAGAATGTTTTATCTAGCTTTGTTGAGTATGGTTCTTCTGAAGAAATAAACTTTTTTAATATTTTTATGAAAGTATATTTCTTGTTTTTCCTATCTGTATTATCAGAAGAATCTTCTTCTATGAAATCAAATTTAGATGCTCTGGGGTCTATCTTCATTACGTTAAATATGTCTATAGCTTTAAACACATCCGTATCTATTGGTGGTTTACCATCAATTGTAAAAGATGCAGCTATATCATCACAATATCTAAACATAAAATCTTTAAAGTCCCCGAGCTGCGCATTAGTCCTTGTTAATAATAACCATTTGCCAAGGCGCATTTCTCGTATAGGTAAGTCCCGTATTCTAATTACTTCTCCGGGCATTACTTCACCTTGTTCTAAAGGTCTGGGTTTCCATAAGACATTGTTTGTCTTAATCATTTTCTTTTCAACCTTACGAGCAAGCTTATATATATTTTCAGGTACTCTATAACTTTGGTCAAGAACATGTATGTTTCCTTCTATGTTTAAAAAGTAATCTGGGTCTGCTCCTGCATATCCTGCGATAGCTTGTTTTTCATCTCCGACAATAACTATTTTCTTTGTGTTCTTAATTAACTTCTCTACGAATAGCCATTGTTGTGTTGATAAATCTTGTGCTTCATCTATAAACATATATTTAAATCTAGGAGGTTCCCATTCAGAATTATTAGCTAAGCAAATCATATCAGTGAAATCAATTACACCATTAGCAATTTTAAATTTACTATACATATCAGCAATCTGTTCTGCGTATGCTGCTGATGGTTCATCAATATGATTTGCAATCCAGTATTCTCTGATAGACATATTACGTTGACGAGCGCTATCAAGATTGTCTAGTAAGGTATCATCAGGAGTCGGCATTCTTCGTGCACTGTAAAAACTTGATACTGGTGCAAGTTTTAAATTTGCTTCTGCTGCAAATTTAAACTTTAATCCTACGGACATTATTTGTTTAGAATTAAATCCTAATATATGCAAAGCCATAGCATGCAATGTTTTAAAGTATTTAAATTGCAGCTTAGTATATTTTTTATTCTTTGTTATTCTGTCAAGACCTTCATTAACTGCTGTGTTTGAAAAAGAAAAGAAAGCTATTTCTGTTGGGTCTGTGCCTTTAGCTAATGCTTCTTCTATTCTTCTTAACAGTTCTGTTGTTTTTCCTACACCAGGTCCTGCTAGAATAATATCAGTATTCTTAGGAGTCAAGGGCATCTTTATTTTCTTCCTCTGTATAATGAGCGTCTAATATTTTTGCTATATCAGAAGGTTGCATGTTTAGTTCATCTGCCACAGTATCTATTACTGCTTTCATAGAACCAAACATATTATTACTTGCTATTTTTTCAAAAGTATTTAAAACTAAATCATGTGTTTCTCTTTCTTCATCAGATAATAAATCAGATGTTGTAGTAGCAAGTTTTAAAGTTTCTAATAAATTATATGAGGGGTCTTGTTTTATTGATTCATCTGACATTGTTCTTGTTCCTTTATCAATCTTAAATATTTTTTTGAAACAGAGTAAGTACTTCTGTTTAATTTTTGTGCTATCTCTTGATGAGTGTGTCCGTTTTTGACATACTCAAGTAGTATACGTTCTTCTTCTTTAGACCATCCTTTATGTGTACCATAAGGTTTTCCGAATACTTGCATTTCTTTTTCTCGTATTCGTTTTCTATAATTCTTTGCATTTGTATTTACTCGGTCCCTATATTTATTTTGATATCGTATTTGTACTATACGATATTCAGGCATGTGCAGCATGAAACTTACAACTGATGAAGCTATGCTTTCATCAAGTACTGTAGCTTTTTCTTTTCTTGTTAAGTCTGCTAAATTCTTTTTTGGTCTTGTCATACTACATCCTCATATTTCGTTTGTATTAGTTGTTCTAGTTTTATATATTCATCCGGTATTACTTTGACAGTGTGTGTTGTTCTATTTATTTTTAATATTTCTTCTGTTATACCAATGCGCTTTTTAACAGATAAGCCTGTGTCTAAATTTATTTCATCTGTTGGTATTTCTAAATCAGTAAGTTCTTTATTAACTGCCCATCTGGTTTTGCTTTGAGTTATTGTTCCTTTACGAATTAGAAAGGTACGGAAACCATCAAGGCGGAAATAGATTTTATGTTTGTCTTTATCGTGAAATACACCTTCATCTTCTTTTAATGTTTCACGATTGTATTGTATTCTATTACTGATATATAATTGTAAGTTCTTAAATAACTGCCCTGCTTTTGTCATCTCAAATGCAGGTTCTTGATTAACAGCAGAGTTAATTAGATTGACAGATATTTGATTCCATTGATTAGGCTTAACAGGACAGAATGTTTTATGTAGTTGAATAGAGCAAGCTTTACGAAAAGCATTCTGGTCGAACAGAGTATCTGTATCTACATATACTGTCATTGGTAATCCTGCATCCATTTCTAATTCTACTGCATAGATGTAAGGTTCTGTTAATATTCTTGTTGCTGATTTTAAAGTTTTAATTTCTGTTGAGAAATCAATACCGTGGTCACGTTCCATACATACATTAGCATTACAGTACTTCTTTAGTAAAGAATCTTTACATTGATATTGGTATTCTTTTTTCTTTGCTGAATCACATATAGTTTGTAACTCTGAAAAACTTAATGGGTCAGTAACATATTGGTCATGTATCTTTTTAAATTCATCTTGGAATGTATCCCCATATCTTCTATGACAATATACTGCTACATTAAACATAACAGAGTTTCTGCTTCCTGTTGATATACCATTAGCTAGTATATGTTGCAGGCATGGTGGCGCACCGACAAGAATTTGTTCCATCTTCTCGATATCTGATTTCATAGAACCTGTTAGTTTTTCATATTGCTCTGGTAATAATCTGCGCATATAAGCATAGTCAAGAAAGTCATCTATGTTTTGTTCGATAAGTTCTTCGCCTTGTAGCAATATACCTACACGAGTTCCATTGAAGTATGGCATGTTTAACCAATTACCAAAGCCACATTGCTCTCTATTTATCTTGTCTTGTTTTGGAAATATTTCACAACCACCTACTCCAAGTTTACTTGCAAATTCTTCTAGGATGGAACGCATAGCCATAGCAGGTATAGGCTCTGCTAGAAATAAAAAACAGTGTGCTGATTTAGATTTAGAGTAGCAGCACACTAGAGGTATCTTTAATTGTTGTATTCTTTTTTGTAATAAGATGTGATTTACGGAGCCATCTTTATTAAGACAATCCCATTTATGTAATGGTTCTTTGTTGTTATCTAACTCTCCATCTACATCAAGAGCACCCCAATAACATTCATCATTACCATTTATAGGGATTATACCTAATCCTGCTCTGCCTTCATAATGATCTGTCCATTGTTTTATTGTTGGGCCTTGAGGTACAGTGGCAGCTTTGCCTTTTACTTTAGGTTTCAAAGGGTCATTAGTTTTTGCTTCAACATAAATGCCGTGTGCAAATTCACTGCCTTTGAATAAATTCATTAGTTTTTCTATGCGCTTTAAATCTTTTATATCGGACATTTATGCTCCTAATAAAACTCGGCTATGCTATCAGAACGATTATGGAATTAGCTAACTAGAAGTACACAGCCGAGTGAAAATCGAATAAGTAGAGAGTTAATAAGATATCTTTTTATGAATCCCTGCTATGCCCTAAAGCATAACAGGGTTCTTTACAATGATTAAATCTAAAGGATGTTAGACAACTTCTTCGTTTTCAATAGCATCACCTTGTTCTTCAGGTTGAGCAGAGAAAATAATTTTGTCTACTCCCTGTTGTAAAGTTGCTGCTAATGATATAACGTGTGGGTCTGTTTCAAATCCTGCGAAATCAAAAACAGGGACGAACCAAGAACCTTTGTCATTTTGTCTTGAGTTTGTTTTGAAGTTGAACTTTGGTATACCTTGGCTTTGATACATTGCTAACATTGTATTCAAGCTTTTACCTACTGTAAAAGATGATTTAGATAATGTGAATGTAGCAGGAAGAATACTGCCGTTGTTTTTAACTACACAAACAACACCGAAAGTTTCTTCTAATCTATTTCCATTATGTTCTAAATCGAAATAAGGAATACCTTTTGCTGAAGTTTGAGGTATCTTCTTAGCATTTTTTACTACGTCAGAATCAACTTTATGTTTGCCAACAAGTTCCCCTCTAACATCACCTTTCCATTCTCCATAGTATCTTTTAAGACCACAGATAATGATTTCAGGATTATTATAAACAGTTCTTGTTGTAGCATCATAAATGTTACCAGGTCTTACATTTTCATTGTATTTATCTTTACCTGGTGTTACTTCGTCAGATTGAGCTTGAACAACCTTTAGAAAAGGTATAATCATATCTTGTGCTTCTGTTTCAACTACGAAAGCAGGAGCTTCTGCCGGAGCTGTTAATTCTGTTCTTTGTTCAACTGTTGCTACTACTGCTGTTTCTGCTGTCTTTTCTTTTGCCATTTGTTTTTCTCCTAATCTTTCTGTTTCACTTTAACTTGCGGTTGGATATAAACACCGTACTTATCTATATCCTCTGTTGAGAACTTACCCGACTCTATAAGTTCTTTTAAGATACTGCTTAAAGTTGCGTGATGGATTGAGTATTCGGTTGTATAAGGAACATCATTATCATCAAGCACAAATGCTGCTTCGGGGCAAACGGCTAAATCAACGATTAAATATTGTTTTAAAGCTCCTTGATTATCCGTATCAAACAAGTATTTGAAAGCATCTCTATCGGAATGTTTTGTACAGCCACCTCGATAGACCACTGATTTAGATATATCTAAATCATTGATGGATATCTTAGATATCTGTTGTTCGTCCAATAAGGGCGCTAATTGTTTTTCTTCTATCTCTTTTATAACTGTGTTTAAATTCTTTACTTCTTCTTCTGCTTGTTTCTTTTGTTCTCTTGCTTCTGATAAACGTGTAGCTAAATTATATATTAGCTGATTTGTATCTTCCATAATCTTTCCTCTTTCTTATATATAAAATTTACCATATAAAATCATCACTGTCAAGAAATAATCTTTGATAGAAATAGTTTAAATCTTCTTTATCTTGCTTGTCATAATACCATATATAATCAGGTTTTAAAGTTCTTGGAAAATGTAAACGCTCTGATGACCTATATGTTGTGAAAAATTCTATTGGATGGCACACAATATTTTTTGCATTAAACAAATGAATAGATGCTAATTTATTTGTTTGAGTATTGAAGTATTGTGTTACTACTTTAGCATTACCCCCTGCTTCAATAAGTTTCTTCATAAAGACATATTGAGTACCTCTTATATAAGAAGGCCGAGGTACTATTAAAGACTTACATTCAAACCAGAAACTATGACCACAGTAGCAGCCATATAAATCAGGAACTCCTGTTGCTGTGTTGGTTTCGATAGCTGTTAGCACAGAAGATTCTGGTTTATTTTTTATTAACCAAGACCTAAACTCTGCTTCATTTTTCTTACGAAGTTTTTCTTGTTCTACTGCTTCTAAAGGAGATAAACTTGTGTAACGTAGTCTAGGTGTCTTTTCTTTTTTAACTTCTTCATTACAATTATCTACATCTATCTCATTATCAAAGCCATAGTCTATGAGGAGGTCTTGGATTCTTTCTTGGTTTCTATCTTCTGACATTCTTGTTCCTGTTTATACATATTATATACGTCACGGATATCTTTTCGCTTTTGTTCTATTTGAGCTAAAAGATATCCTTCAATAAATGAGCGCTTCATAGAAGATGCAAGATGTACGAACTGTGATGGAGTATAAGGTTCTGCTCCCATAGCATTTTTAAATTCTGCTATTTCTTTTAAATCAAATATAGTTTGAAACTTGTTATATAGTTTTTCTATATCTGATAAAGGATGTTCAGTATTACCTATATACTGTTTTAATTGTTCGTATAATCTTGTAGTATTATCCATTTTCTTCCTTAATATATTTTGCTAATATTTCTTTTATCTTATCAATATATGTTTGCATATTTCTAATGTTACAAGTTATTGTGTCCCAATCTTCATAGCAATAGCGATGGTCCTCTGATTCTATATCACAATGTATATTATCAAGGTCATCTCTTATTACTTCAAGTTGTTCTTTAATAGATACCCATTGTTGCGGACCAAGCGACATATTTATTTGTTCACATATATTTACAAACTGTTCACTTACAGGTATAGGAATTGGTTCTGGTTGTCCTTGTAAGCCTTGCCATATTGTATTATAATCCATACTTATACCTCGATACTATTATTTTCCATATAATCTGCTAGGGCATATAATTGCTTATGGATATTATTAAGTTCTTTCTTAATATAATCTGCCTTTTCTGTTTCATATTCATAATCCCAACCTAAAAACATTTCGATTGTATCCACGCAATCTAATATGTCATTAACTGTATAATCATCTAAGCTTACAGTGTTTTTTGGTTCCGGTCCGACAGCTTCCATAATCTTTTCAAAGTTTGGAGTGCGTTTCATATATTGAATATTGTGTTTTTCTGGAACATTCTGTGCTGTTCTTTTAGCAAAGATTATATTTTCTTTGGGTTCTTCTTTTTTGTTAAAAATAAATGCTAACATTTGTTTTACCTTTCTAATCATTTTATGTCCTCTTTTTAAACAATCTTTTATCATCTTCTTATTCTCATTATAATTATACTAGTTCATAATTACAAGTAAGATTACGTGTTGGGAATGTTTCATGCTTTAAATCTTGAAGCGCTTGTGTTA